TGATCCGCGACTCCGAGGGGGTCATCTGCGGCATCACTCAAGGTATGCACATCGCAGCCGCACTAGAGAAGCCTTGCGTGGTCATGGCCGGCGGCCGTGAGTCTTGGTGGTGGGAAGCCTACGTGAACGAAAACGAAGGCTTCGGGCCGGCAAGTCACACGATCCGGGTGCCACATCGTTATCTGCACACATTTGGAATGCTAAGCTGTTGCGAACGGACCGGCTGCTTTAAGTGCGCCCTCTTCGCTAGTCGAAAGCACAAGTCTGACAAGGTCTGTACCCAGCAAACTTATGTGGCTGACAAAAACGAAGCGGCCTGCATGAGCCTGATCACACCGGAAAAGGTTTTGGATAGCGTGCTCTCGTACTACCTGGATGGTACGATTCCGCCGCATAATTCAAACCTGCAAGAACTGAGGAATCTGATGCCAACATTACTGCCAGTCAATGAGCCCTTGAGCGTGTTGCGCGCGGACGGTACCACGCTTGAAATCAAATCCATCCCGGCGCCTACCAGCGCCCAAACGTCCGCCAATGTAATCACCAGGACCACACTTCCAACGAGAGCGCTGCTGACACCACACGAAGCCTTCGATCATCCGAAGATCGGAGGTCGCGTGACGATCTGTGTCATGATGTACGGTGACTTCTTCCCGATGCACAAACGCTGCCTGGATTCAATCCTGAGCACCACGGCCGCAGAACGAGTTGAACTCCGGATCGGCGGCAACCAACTGGGGCAGAAGACGTTGGAGTATATTGATCTGTTGCGCGAGTCCGGAGACATCCAGCTTACGGACATTTCTCCGGAAAACCGGCGTAAATATCCGGTTATGCGAAACCTGTTTCACAATACGCCGATCGAGACCCGTTGGGTTGTTTGGTTTGACGATGACACATTCTGTGACACCGATCCCGAGTGGTTGCACAAGCTCGTCACCGAGATCGTCAACTGTCAAGATCCGCAGGTTGCCTGTTGGGGGCCGTTGTACTACTACGGCCTGACACCCGCCTGGAAGCGTTGGTGTGCCGAAGCGTCTTGGTACCGAGACAAGCCTTGGCTACACCACGGCACCCGTACACTGGTCAACATGGCCTCCGGGAGCTTCTGGGCACTGTCTCGAGAGGCAATCCTGACCTGCGATATTCCAGACGTTCGCCTGGGGCATAACAAGGGAGATGTCACGATTGGCTGTCAGCTGCACCAGGGAGGCTTCAAAATCTGCCGTTTCAGCCAGCACAAGGAAATCGTAAAATGGTCCGCTGTCGATCGCCGCGGCCTCACTGAAGCCCACCCAGCGGAAACCGGAAATGCCCCACATTCGAGTCAGTAAAGAGACGTCAACATTCGGCCATTACCACCGCTTGGTGGTACATGTGACCGCAGCTGTCGACATTGATCCGAATGTCTTCCTGTACTTGGCGGCGCCACTCCGTGACGGTGAAACTGATCGCGAAGCCTTTTTCCAAGGTGTTTGCAGCCCAAAGGATATGGTCGACTGGCCTATCGGCGAGCCTCTGGCCGATGCTGAACCGCCCTGGTTGCGCCACGACAGCTTCGACCTGCTCTTTCCCTGCTTGACAGAGATGACCAGTGCGTGGACCCTTCTGCAGGATGAACTGGCGACCCTCTGCACCACGATGGAGGCGCTGGAAGTTTTGCACGACTCCGAAGCCGTCGAGTTCGGGGTCGAGCCTGGCGATTCATTTGCGGGGTAATCATGCCTGAACGACAAGACCTGATCGTTATCGATAACGGCATTATCGATCGACTGCTCACCGATCAACGTGTGCTCGCTGCGATCCCAAGTCTGCGTAATCCGGCTACTGTGCCTGGGCGCCAGACCTGCTGCGGTAGCACAAGCGCGATCGACTATGCCGCAATCAAGATGACGTTGGCCGGACTACCAAGCAATGCCGCCAACGTGATCAAAGAAGTCTTAAACGCACGGCAGCTCCGGTTCTACCGCCCGACTGTCCACAAGGGTAAGCCGGCGACCGTCAAGGTCACTCGTTAAACTTTTTCAGATATGCGATAGCCGCCGCAAGTAACTTCGGGTCATCCTTAAAAAATCCGATACCAACATTGCAACTGTGGCACAGCACGCCGCGTAGTTGCCCGGTCCGGTGACAATGATCCAAGCCTGGTTTCTTTTGCGGCTTGCCACAAATGTCACAACGACCGTCGCCAAGCCTTTTTTCATATTCTTCTAAAGAGAGTCCATACTTCTTAAAAGCGCGAGACTTACGTCCAAGGTGCCGTGAGTGCTCCCGATTCGCATCGCGCCACTGCCCTTGGTATTCACGAATTTTATCGAGATTTTTTGCCTGCCAAGCTCGCGTCATGAGCTTCTGACAGTGCCGACAGTGACTGGAGAATCCGTCACTGTTCATCGTGGACTTGTAAAACTCGGTAGCTGGCTTAGGCTCTTTACATTTTGAGCAAGTTTTCCCGTTACACAGTACGGCTCGTCGTTTAGCCTCTTTCACTTCACGCGAAGCCGCACGGCGACCTTTCGCCTGCGACTGTGATTGTGTCTGCTTCCGCTTTCGTGTCTGATTTTTGTGGCAATCCCGGCAGTGACTGTAATAACGCCCGTCTGTGTGCTGATAGAATTTACTTAACGGTTTTTGTTTTTCGCACCGTGTACAACGCTTGCCCATGATGCCCTTTCTTGGCTAAAAATTGTTGTCTAAATATGCTAAATAATTGAAAGAAAAGCGTCAAGTATATATAGGAATGTGGTTAGCCTTTGCCCTGCACGGCACCACGACACTGAATGGCCGTATTGCCGGCCACTAGGTTAATTGGGCGTGTCCAATGACGAGTCGTGTACTCAGGCCCCAGGAGGACCAGATCATGTAGAGCCGACCCACCCCGCGCGCAATAACGCAACTCGAACCGCACAGAAATGGTTTCTGTGCGGTTCATTTTTTTCTCCCACCGCCATGGAAAGAACAAGCATGCTACCCCCGACTCTCCCAGTAACGCAAATCGTTCGAACAGCAGAAGACGTTGAAACAACACAAGTCTCAGCAGCTTACAATCTCGGAAAAATGGTCAAGGAAAGCGGGAATCCCCGCAGCACTATCCTCGGTATCATGGACGGAATGCAAACCTTGACCCCAGCGGCTCAAGGTGAGTTTCGTCGAGACTGGCTTCGTGGTTGGACTGAAGCCAAAGTCGCATTCTCTTCCGTGCAGTGCAACTATCCACAAGCTGTTTCGATTATGTCGAATGAACAGCTGGCGGAAGAGTGCGCCACAATGCGTAAACAATGGTACGTGGCACTGCGTCCTGGCACAAATGAGTACCAGTGGCAGCGAGCTTTGGCCACGGAAGAAAAGCGACGTTCAAACGCCCATGAGGCGTATTTGGATCTTGAACGCGCTATCGAAAAGCGTAACGCGACACCTGTTCTTGTCTAATTCATCTGCGGGGGTGAGCGGCGCGGTGCTGGTCCTTTTGGACCACACCGCGTCATCCCCGCCTCTATAACGCTTGTGGGCATTAGAACCACCCGCTACCATGTTTTGTCGGAACCGTACCCAAAACCACTACCAGGTTTTGGGTTAGACCTCTTTCTTTTTAGCCATTGGAAACTTCATGAAAATCGTTGACACGCTCCCGTCAGGCGAGAAGGCCTCCTTCATCGACCTGGGTCAGAAGAAGGCCCTCGCGGTGTTCGAAGCGGACACTCAAGAAGAACTGCGCACCGTTAAGGTTGGCCACGAGGCGATCGCTTACGCGAATGCCGGCGGACTGGTTGGTGCCGCGATCCGTGACGAAGGGTCCGTTTATGCCGTCGATGCGGATGGCAACATCTGCAACCCGATGGCTGGCATCCCGACCGGAGCCAAGTTCCGCGTCGAGATTAAGCTGGGCTCCACGCTGTGATCCGGGTCAAACAAATCCCGCACATGATGCACGGGATTGACTTCAGCGAGATCGCACAAATCTTCAAGTTGTTCGGGTACTGGCCGGTCCCTAAAGACGACACGGTTATTCCGGGCGACGTGCTTTGTGCGATCTGGTTGGCGGATTACACAGCCACAATGGGGATTCTCGACCAGGCGATGCGGGCAAACATGCTCGAGCAGCTAAAGCCGCGAATCGCCGCATGGGGTGATGGCGGTCCGAAATTGGCGGAAAAGGACGATTGTTCTATCCGACTTGCTGACAGGAAGTTCCTGTTCTTCGAAGACGGACGGCACATGAATCTGACCACTGGGGAGGTATTCGAGGGATTACCCAAAGTTCCGCCCATTGATAAACTGATCCTGGATCTGCACGCGCTTTACATTCGCCGGGGACGGGATTACATCAATGCCACAAACGACCAAACTGTTCAATGAGCCGAGTCTCGCCACACCGTTGTTGCTGATGTTTGTGGACCTGTATGGTCTGGCTCCGTTGGTTGGAAACGACGACGAGCGTTGGAATCCACAAACCGTGGAAATGGAGATGGCCGCGATCTCCGGTGGCGTACTGCCGCAGAACCTCGACAAGATCATGGCGCTGGCTGAAGTGCTCGGAACCGACCACTTCGAACAGTTCTGCCCTGACTTCATCCGGATCTGTAACGTGTTGGCCGACAGTCCTACTGACGGCAGCTTTGATCCAGCAGAGGTTCACGAAATCGCATGGGCTGTGATTGAAACTGGACTCTTGCTTGGCCGGAGGCCAAAGTTCAATCCAGAAATTACTGGCTATATCGAAAAGGCGCTCAAGGACGAGGGCTTCAACACCGTACCGAGTCCGTTGGACGTTGTGTTGCCGGACAAGGATGCCAGCTGGGAAACGACAAACCAGAATACTGAGGATCCTGATCTTTTCGAAATGACTCAGGATGCTTCAACCGGCCGCGAGGCCGAGTTACAAGAATACTTGAAGCAGCGGCTCGGTCGAATGATCCAGACCCTGCATCAATTGCCACTATCCCAACGAGAAGCGAACTGGATTGAAAACATCAATCAAGAGCTGAAAGCGTTACTGACAAATGAAGATCAGTCTACCTCCAGCAAAATGGCACAAACACGTTAAGCGTATCCAGAACTCTGGTACAACCGGGCACGAATGGCTCGGCGATCCTGGCTCAAGCGGCTTCCTGCCAAGTGAAGCCTCTATCGAGGTTGACCCTGGTGACCTCATCGTGTCGTACGACATTGGACGCAAGCAAACCGGGAAAGGTGCCTGCATCTTGTGGATGTCGGCACCAGTCCGAAACAGCTTGATCTTTCTGGATGAAGCCAATTCCGATTCTTCGTGGTCAATCAAGTTCATTAACCGCACGCGGACACTGTTGGCCATGCCGGCAAACGCGCGGGTGATTTATGGATTAGACAAACGCCTGGACGAACTATTTCGAGCTACGGATCGCAACGCTAGTGCAGCTTCAGCGATCACAGAAGCAACGCAGACCCGAGCGGCATACGCGTTACGTTTAGGCATACCGCAACAAGATCCAATTGATGAAGCATGGATCAAAGCCGCGTTCGAGAGTTTTTTAACTGAACAAAGCCGATACGCCAGCGTGAGCCGTGAGCGTTTGCTCAAATACCTGCAGGACAGTTATCCGCAACTGGCCGGTGCTGTTGCGGCACCAAGTCCTATTCGCCAACGTGCGCCACGTCATGCACCCGTTGGTGGCAGACGTCCTCTACAACTTCGAGCCCAACAAGAGATTGATGATGACTGACCGAAAAAGTATAAGCGCAGGCAGCCCAACGCTGCCGGTTGTGAAACTAAGTCCGTTCATGAACACTGTGGACGAGTACGTTTGCGCGGGTTACCAAAGCCTGTCGATCAACACGACTGAGTTGCATCGTGTCGAAGAAGAGCTGTACATGTTGCCGGATCTTTGCCAGTACGAAGCCGTACTGACATGGGATTGCGTTGACGGTATTCGGGTGCGGTCCGTTTGTAAAACGGCGCCACTGAAGATGCGCGAATTGTTGAATAAGACCCTCGACGTCCCCACCAAGGGCGCTGGGACAAACAACCCACAACGCGTGCCAACCACCAATCCGTTGACCGCGCTGAAGTATGTGTTGGATCCGACCGAGTTCCCATTCAATAACTGCCTCATCGTGTTCCGCAATCTGCATGCGCCGCTGGCTCAGGATCTTGCGGTAGCCCAGCTGTGGCAGACCGCCGTCAGCGAGCGACACTTCAACATGGAGATTGATGATCCGCGAGCAAGAAACAACGACGACATTCCAACGGCTGTCGTTCGCCGCCGGATCCCAATTGTCATTGGTACTGCGACTCAGTTCTCGGCGTCCATTCGGCCAACGATTACTCCAGTGGAGTTCTCATTGCCGAAATTGAAGTACATGCGGCAAATCTTCGACGATCTGGACGACGCTGTGCGAGAGCAATCCCCGGTAGCTTTGCCAGACAAGAATTCTCCGGAATGTGTGGCACTCACCGAGTCTGCCACACGACTGCTGTTGGGTCTCAGTTCCACGGAAGCCTCCGACGCGTTGGCACTTTGTGCCGTTCGCCACGGGAATCTGTGTGATCCCGTCATCCTGGATACCATCGAGCACCAGAAGGTTGAAATCCTCAAGGGTGCAACTTCACTGGAATACGTCAAACGCAGCGCGATCGGTACCGAAGCCGATATCGGTGGCTTCCAGGACTTCGTGCCCTGGATCAAGGAACGCCGGGTCTGCTACACGCAGGCCGGATTGGACAAGGAACTCGACGCACCCAAAGGTGTTGTCATTATCGGTGTCCCTGGTACTGCCAAGAGTCTGGTCGCCAAGATCAGTTCTCGCGTGTTGAATCTGCCGATGGTCAAGATGGACGTTGGTGCCATCTTCGGATCTTTGGTGGGACAGTCTGAGCAGCGCATGGCGGACACCATCCGTACGATCGAAGCCATGTGCGGGGCTGTGGTTCTGATCGATGAAGCTGACAAGCTGTGGGGCGGTGCCGCGGACGCGTCTGGTGACTCGGGTGTCACTCGTCGTGTGTTCGGTAAGTTCCTGAGCTGGATGGCCGATAAGAAGGACGGCAGCTTCGTGATCATGACCGTGAACCGGACCAAAGGGTTACCTCCGGAATTCTTACGTCGCGGGCGTTTCGACGAGATCTGGTACACTGACATTCCGAATGTCACTGAACGTGAACAGATCCTCGGAATTCACATGCGATTGCGCAAATTGGACATGGCAACAATCTTGGCCAACGACAAGGACAAAGACGACGTCTTGGATGCCATGACAGACTTTGTTGGTGCGGAAATCGAAGCCGTTGTGGTCCAGGCCCGTTTGACTGCATTTGCGGCTCACGGCGGCGATCCTACGGCGGCTGATCTGATGAAAGCCGCAACCACGATTATCCCGCTGATGAAGCTCGATGGCGAGAACATCCAGCAGATCCGTGACTTCTGTAAGGACAGTGCCCGACCAGTTCAACCGCGTCTGGTTGAAGCGGCGCCAGCAGCGCTGACCGGAGGAAAGCGAGCTGTCTCTTCCCGAAAAGTCAATGCGACGTCATAATTAAGCCAAGCGAACCAGATACCTGTTTTCATTCAAAAACGCGTTTAGGAGTTTCACTGTGTCTCACATCGTAACAGTTTCGACATTGATGAAGGACGAACGAGCCATTCAACGTGCCTGCAAGGTGCTGAAGATGGAACCGGCGACCCACGGCACGTTCGAAGTGTACAGTCGCAACGTCAAAGGTCTGGGCTTCAAGTTGCCCGGTTGGGACGAAATGTGTGTGGTCGACCTGAAGGAAGGTAAACTGCACTACGACAATTTCAACGGGCACTGGGGCGACATCGCTGAACTGCACAGGTTCCAACAGCGATACTCACTCGAAGCGGCAAAGCAGGTTGCCGAAGATTCGGGCCAGACTTACGGCGAAGAGTACGTGGAGAACGGCAACATCTGTTTTGACATCCAGGAGGCGCCACAGCAGATGGTGTCCGTTGGCGGCGAAACCGGTAACGACGGGCCGAACTTCGCATTGTGACAGAGGATCCACGCGACCCTAACAGGTTCGCAGATGCGGAACGGCTAGAACACGACATCGCGGTTGATAAGACCGCGATGTTGTCGTCTACCGAGCGTGCCACCGACCTCGCGTGTCAGCAGGTCGATGATGTGGCTGCACAACTGGAAGCGGACTCACTTGAGGCCGATCAATTTTTCAACGAGGCATTAAATGTCCAGCACAATCACAGTCGCAGTTGATCCGAAGGGTAAGACTCAGTTTACCGTCAAAGGTACACAAGGGGCGGCCTGCTCTATGCAGACCAAGCGGTACACCGATGCTTTGGGTACCGTTGTCGAAGACGAGAAGACAGCTGAGTTTTACCAGAGTCCGCCGGAAAAAGTCCGGGTCGATGCTGTAGGGAACTAATCATGCGGGTTGCAGTAGCAAACGGCGGCACTATGGAGTTTATCCACAGCGATCAAGCGGTCGGGTTGCTCGGCAACCTCGGTGACGTTTCCATGCGACGGGCGAGTCATGTCGAGCCCTGGTCTCAATTGAGCCAGGTCGCGATCGACAACTTTATTGCCGACAATAAAGACGCACCCATCAATCTTGCTTTCGGGGTCTTTCCGATGCCCGATGGTACTGAAATCAAACTGGCCTCGGCCTGGTTTGCTGATATGTCCCCCGTGGGTGGCCGCACGCTTGGTCCTTTTGCGACCAAAGCTGTGGCCCTCGCGGAGGAAGTTAAATGGATCGAAAGTAACGCCTTATGTCTGGTGAAATCGAACTCACCATCAGGTTGAACGAACTCTGCGAGCTGTTGCACATCTCTGTGCATCGCCCGCGTATGACCTTCAAAGTGAAGAACGCGAAGGTCTCTGTCGGGGAACACAACCTCGACGCCAAACAAGCGACAGCACCGGCATGGAAACTCATGCCGGCTGAGATGTCTTCTGAACTCGATCGAATCGATGCCACGGTCGGGCGCCTGCTTGACCAGTACACCGAACGATTTCGAACGATGCCGCCAGGCGCCGATGAAGACTCGGATGCCACCCATGGGTTCATGATCCGCGGGCTCTACTTGGTTCCACAGAAACACGTGGAGACCTTGCTGACCCAGCTGCACCTGCAGCACGACGCCATGCGTGCGTGTGTCCGGCACTGGCTGCAGGACACCAATGCGTTCCGGGACAAGGTCCGGCAGAAGATGGGCGATGACATGTACGAACTGGTCAAGGAGCAGATCCCTGACATGTCGACCATGTTGCACAGCGCCCGTATCGACACTGTTTCGATCCCGTTCGGGATGGCGATGAGTCAGATCAAGAAGGTCGGTGAAAAGTCCTTCCTGGCTGACGCCCGCGCCCGAACGCACGAGATGGTTGAACAGGTTACGCAGCAGTTGATCGCCGGTCCCCGGGCCGAGTTTGCTGATGCGGTCAATAGCCTGAAGGATCTGATCGAACGTGACGGCAAGGTGTCGACCAAGTCGGTGACTCCAATCCGTCGTGCGATGGAAAAGTTGGAGACCTTCGACTTCGTCAAGGATGCCGAGCTGGACAGGAAGATTAAGGAGCTGTCTCAGACCCTTGATTCGATTGTTCCGTCCGAGCAGAACAAAGTGACGGCCACTGACAACGGCCTTTTGGACTTGTTGCGTAACACGGCCAACGAAGCTGTGAACGCAGCCCGCATTCAAACTCAGTTTGAAGCGGCAGCAGGGCGTGGTCGTCGCGCCGTTAGCTTGCGACCCCAGCGTACGGTGAGCGAATGACACAGACACTCGTTAGGTCCAAAGCCAAGCGTGTGTCCGATGCCGAAAAGTTCCAGCCGAAGCTGGGCAATCCAATTAACAACAAGCTGGGGCCGGGTATTCACAGCTGGTCTATCACGGCCGGCGTTACCTGTCCCGGTAAAACAAAAGCCTGCGCGAGTGTCTGCTATGCAATGGGCGGGTTTTACAATATGCCCAGTGTCCGTCAACGAATGAACCTGAACCATAAGTTTTCAGAGTCCAAGGAATTTGTTCCCTGGATGACGAAGGCTCTCTGGGCGCACAGTGTCCGCGTCATGCGGATCCATTGTGCGGGTGACTTCTTCGACGCTGAATACACTGAGAAGTGGCTTCAGATCGTTAAGCAGACACCCCGCGTGGTGTTTTTCGGTTACACGCGATCTTGGCGCGACGAAGAGATCGCCCCAGTGCTGCAACGCTTGGCCTTGGTCAAGAACATGCGGCTCTGGTACTCAGCTGACATTCAGACCGGCACCCCACCAAGGGTGCCGGGCCTGAAGGGTATTGCTTGGATGGCGCGCGATAGTCACGAAGAAGAAGAGGCACCGGCTTGGTCGGATCTCGTCTTCCGTGACAAACCGCGCACCTTGTTGAAGAAAGCGAACGGGGTACAGGTTTGCCCGAATGAAATCGGGCTCCCAGAACCTTACCCACGTTTGACCTGCACTCAGTGTCAACTTTGCTTCCGTAAATAAGGACGACCGTTATGGTTCCAGATCGACCACTTGTCTTGATCACGAAACGAGATGGCCAGCTGAATTTGTTCTCAGAAATCAACCTCGGCTCCGAAGCCTGGGTTCTTGACTGGGATAATGATATGCAGCCCACACCACTCTCAACGGTCATAGCTCAAAGCGACATGGGGCCGCCTGTTATGGCTCATCGGTTGCAGGTGTGCCCGCACAGTCAACCTACCAACGGTAACGTGGTAGCCATGCGGGCAGCTTTCAAGGTTGCAGAAGCCAACAGAAGTTTGTCACACACCGGGCGGAACATCGTGTTGGCCGCACTGCGATCATTGCAGTTGCATCTGGAAAAGGACGACGTGCCTCAAGGTATCATGGAGTCGCACTTTGACGCGTACGACCTGCCCAGTGTGGAAACGCTGGACAGGTTGTGCGAAGCCTTGAACACTTAGGCAATCGGTGCGATGCCGCACGCGGCAGCGCACTGTTCGAAACGTCGAGCCTGGTCCACGGGGAACTTTTCAATCACCTGGGCCAGCTTGACGTGGTCGACTTCCAACTCGTTCTGCATATCGTAGACCGAGTCTGCGAAGGTATCACCAAGCCAAGATTGCACAGCCCGCCGATCGATGCGGCTCAATGCTTCCTTCTGGAACACAGTTCCGGTCTGCAACCGCACTTCGGTCGCTTCGGCCTGCTTGAGGGAACACATCGTGAACTCAAACAAGGCGTCTTCGGGCAGCCGCAGGCCTTCACCGTAGTGCTTTGTCAAACCATACTCGCGGTCCAGTTGATCCAGCAGTGCGGCGAGCTTCATACGCATCGCACGCGAGCCTTTATCCTTCGCGGCAGATGCAATCTTTCGCAGCGGCCCTGCCTCGGGGTTCACCCCGAGCAGGGTTGCTCGTGACAACAACGCATTCGCCAGCGAGGCTGCATGACATTCACCACGACCAGCCTGCTTGAGCAGGTTGTGTTTAGTGTTCAGCTCGAATTCCACGTGATGTTCAGCTGCCGCATCCAAGATCGCTTCCGCGATCTTTTGGCGATCACTTAGGGCAATCCCATCCCGATAGCGAGACAACCAGGCTGCGGCCTGTTTGATTTCGTCACCATGGCGCAGAGGCAGATAGCTTTGCACAACCCCTTGTTCGTCAACATGTTGGTACGCGTACTTGATAGTTTTGGCGGACGCACTTAAAACTGCGTCGACTTCCGCGTCGATCTCATGGATCATTGCGGCGGCCTTAATCGTGTCCACGTAGTCATTGCCATCAATATGCTTCGCGAGTTCCACCGCGCTGCACCAAGTGGCTGCCTTCGTGTGGAACGGAAACCGGCGCCGGATCGGATCGGCAAAAAGTTGCAGCTGCATGGTCGAGTTGCCATACTTCTCGTCTGCACTTGCGGTTTTGACAAAACTAGGCTCTGACATGTGATGGCTCCATGAATGCTGACGTCCGCGCCGTAAACTGGCAGAATGTTATTGCCGGGCTTGGTTTAACACCAGACCGGGATTCCCTGCCCGCCCGCTTCGAGTGCCCATTATGTCATAAAGGCCCGTTGCACGTCTATCACGATCCGCTCCTGGGCGCCTGGGGTTATTGCGGCAAATGTTTCTTCGCCGACGACATGATCGCGTTGGCTAAACAAACTTGGAAACTTGATACGGCCGCTACAGTCAATCGATTGATCTTAAAAGGTGTGGGGGAATTAACAGAAGCCTTTGCAAAGAGTTACGATGACGCCAAAGCAAAACCAGCCGATTTCGAGCGGTTTTGGCAAAGTGCTGAACCACTGCCGTATCGTGCCACTGAGTACCTTCCAGGCGGCGCACCGCGGGCGTTACCGGACCATTGGCGAAACATGCTTCGCCTGGCAAATCGTAACCAGCTGTTGTCCACCTTTTACGGCGCGGCACCACTGGTCCGAAGTTGCATCCCGAAGAACTGGCCTGAGTTCGCATTGATGCCGTTGGACACGTTCCCCGGCTTGCGACACGGGGCCTTTGCGATTCGTCATGATCAGACCCGGGTGATCTGTACAGACTTCAGTCAGGATACCCTCGTACTAGGCCTGGAGGTTGCCCACTCAACACCGAGTGAGTTCGTCATCGTCTGCGATAATCTCAGGACCACACTCGAACTACAAATTGCAGGCCTTCGGGAAAACGGGCAGTTATTGCCATTGTGTGGGTTCCATAACCGCGGCGGTCTGGGGCTCGCCTGGCGACAGATGCGCCGTCGATTAGTGTTCTGGGGAGAGGCGCCCACGATCGCAGCCTTTCGAGAAGCGGCCAGTTGTGAAGGTTGGTGCATCTTCAGACCACTGCCTAAAGGCCCGATCTCGAGCCTCGGCCAATTGCGTACCTTAAACACTGCCGCGCGACCATGGCAATTCCCATTGGTTGAATACCTGAAAACACTCGCGGACGAGGAAGTCCGAAACTTCATCCTGGCACTCAACCTCAGCCCAGCGGCACTTGGCGAGTTGAAGAAGATTGCTTCGAAAGAACTCCTGGCACTGCTTGAGCCCGCTCTGGATACCCGCGCTGACGTGATCCAATACGCTGGCTACGAAGTCTCCCGCGACGGGCCAAACCTGATCGCATTTAAGCTGGCCTCTGCTGGCAGTCATCGCCCGTTGTCAGAAAAGCGTATCTGTTTCTCTGACACAACCATGCTGATCAAGAAAATCATCATGGGGACCAACAAGCGGTATATTGGTGAAGTTCTCTACAAGAACAAACACTTCAACTTTGACGTACCGGCTGCTGATCTCGAGACCGACGCAGAGAAGTGGTTGTGTGAGCAACTCTACAGTCGCGGCTGGGGTGTACCTTACGTGCATCCCAAGTGGCGTGAGTACATGCTGCGCTTGGCCATTTTTATCGGCAAGCCTGAGATTGTCACCCCGGCAGAGAAGCTCGGCTGGATCCGCGAAGACGACCTGTTGGCTACCAGTCATTGGTCGTTGAATCGAAGCGGTGAAGTCAAGGAATGGTCTGAACCACTCACGACACCGCCTGGGCGGCTACACACACCAGTACCGATGACGGCAATGGCCGTCCAGGCCCTGTCAGATATCTCTGGTGCCTGCACGTTCTGGGTTGTCCTGGCTCAGGTGGTCGCCAGCGTATTGTCACCAATAACCAACCGGGTGCCCCGCAACTTAATGTTATTGGGTGATTCGGCTCGCGCGATCGGACCATTGGCGGCCAAGCTTGCCGGATGCAGCATCATGGGTACAGCATCACTCCGCGCGAGCGACAACATGATGCGACAGCTGCAGGCCAGCGCCCAGGCCAAATGGCCCGTCATGCTGTTCACTGACGCGAACTTCAACCAATTGCCAACGCTACTGACAAACGAATCACCTGTCTCAATCTACCGACCCAGCACAGATCTGCGTGGCCTGGAACTCATGATCGCCAATGATTGTGACCTCGTGGACATTCACGAGTCGGACCACAGCACCGCTATGTTGGAACGCTTCGGCGCCGACGTGCTCCCAGCGTATCTTCTGGATCTCGCCCGTCGTGACTTTAAGTTGATGCCAGGACCGCATGTGATTGCCGGTGTGCTATCGGATATGTCCCGCTGGTGGAAGCAACTGGGGGGTGTAGCGCACATGCAGCACCGGTTCTTCTACGGACCCCGTCTGGCCCGGCATACGCTGTACCGCCTGTTGATGTTGTGTCGTGAGAAGATCCAGTGCATTCCGCTGGGCTTCAGTGAATATGTGGCGGACAATAAGGTACCAGTTGAAACTGACAATGCGCGCGTTTACTTTGAGGCGGCTCGATTTGCTCGAGTGATCAGTCGCTACGCCCATTTTGATATGATTCGCTTGGGCCAGTATCTCCACGGCGCCGGGCTGTTGCTTACACAGCCAGAAGCCGAGATCTGGGCGGTACCAATTGAAGTTTGGGATTCAGTAATCCAAGCTAGTCGACGACGTGTGCGTTTGCCAGGAGTGCAAGATGAATGGCCGGAGAGCGTTGAGGCTCAGGGGTGGGTTACTTAGTCCAAAGGTCGCCCCTGATGAGGATCCACAGAACTGGACCTTCGATGGCAACATGTTCTGTGCAACGCCATCTTTATTCCACGACCATCGGGTGGTCAGACGCGCCGCCAGGAATAACAAGACCCATCAACGTAATCGCGGTGAGGTCTTCTGGTGGGGTCGGGTGCTGAGCAAAGCCGCTGACAGCCAAATGCGTGGCTTCTCTTACAACCTACCACAGGCCCTGACGTATGAAGAGTTCCAGGTGCCGATGACCTACCAACGGCTCAGCACACTGTTCGATCTACCGTACACGCCACACCATATCGCGCACATCTTCCAAAACATGCTCGACATCCTGTTGGTTTGCGCCAGGATCGGCATTGTGAACGGGCACTTGCGTCCACAGAACATCTGGATGGATCCGCACACATTCGATCTGATCTTTACCGACTGGGGGTATACGGTAGAGATGGAAAACCAGCAGTACCCCAAATTCAAAGCGTTACCAGATTCTCAAGAAGACTGGTACCCGCGATACTTCCACCTCGGCCGCCGAGCTACGCCGGCCATTGATCACTATGCCGCAGCCAGTATTCTCCTGGGGCTCGCAAAGCGGCTCTGGTCCGAAGACGACGAACCCGGTGAGATTCTTCCACTGGACATGCACGGAGTGCTCGATCACTGCCTATCTGAAGAAGCTGGCATCGCGTACGGGATTGACGAGTATGTTGCCCGTTGGCGATGTCCGATGATCTATTACTTTCATGGAAAGCCGAAGTCCTTGGCCTAATCATCATGGATCCACCTGCGACTCAAAGCACCAGGATTGAATTACCAAAGCTCTCAGGCAAAAATTTCTGCCCCTACACTGAACCGCGACCTGGTAAACAGCATATCTGGACCTGGATCAATAAGTTCTTCCCTGATTCCAGCAGCGCCGCTAGTAAATACTTCGTGAACTTGTTAGCCGGCATCATGAATGATGCCTGTGACCCCAAGGACAAAGGACGTATCTGTCTCTCTGATGTGCCCAGTCCTATCGGTAAACAAACCGCATCACCTTACAGCGCTGACGAATTAGCGGCCTGGTGGAATGAAGCCGTTGACAACATGCCAACGCATTTGCTGTGCATCGAAGTCCCTGTTACGACGCCCGTCGTGAGGCAAGAAGACGACGAAGAACCAGAGGAAGAAGCCCCGGCGCCAGCGCCCATTGAACCAGAACCTGAGTTTGAAAAGCCACGACCAACTCGTCGATCTCGTCGAAAAAGTTTTGATGACTTCGAATAAATCAATGGTTGATCGTTGAAAACTACTCGGTAGATTTTTAATCTTGACCGAGAACCCGCCACCCACACAGGTGTGTGATCAGTGGCATGTTCCCGCCGCGCGTGCGGCAAGGCCCGACAGAGCCGATCTGTAGACAAGGAAAAGCGTCCCATGGCCGCAACCAAGAAACCTGCTGCGAAGAGTTCGAAGAGCGCAAAGCCAGCCAAGTCCGCCAAGGCCAAGGCTCCTGCCAAGAAGGCCAAAGCCGCCAAGGCCAAGAGCACTCCGAAGGCTTCGATGCCTCAGTCGTAGTCGACTGAGACCACGTACTACAGCAGAACAAATTGGGCAACATCCTCAAAGGTCGAGAAGATTATTCAGTTCTGGATCATTTTCCCAACCGTAGTCGATGTTGCCAATTTGTGCTAACACATCCTGAGGCAGCACCAGCGCCGAGGCGTTAGCAAAATCCGGATACGCGTCATTGATCTCCCAAGTACAGACGCATCCGATGTTCACAGCTTGAGCGAAGTCATCCGGTCCCGACGTGTTTGACCGAATACTGTAATAGCTCGATCCAATCTCCAGCGGGCTCCGATGTTCCACGAGCCGCATGAAGTGATCAACCAGACCAGGACTGTCGCTATCGACGTTGTCGTACTTGAAGAACTTCAACATGCCCAGTCGGATCATGGCAATCGTGTAGTGCAAGCTTCTGGTCTTATCCAGGCGCCAGTGTGGCCGCACGTGGGTCTCTGTCGTTGGCACCTGCACCAACAGGTTCTGGTGTCCTGAGGCCACGTACTGAATCGGCATGTCCCGATTCTGCGGCAGCCCAGCTTGCTTGAGCAAAGTCTCGCGGACAGTACCGGCACCGGTATAGTCGTGTGTGACGACATGGCAGTCGAAGTACCTAAACCAGCGGGCGGCCTCATGTGCTTCAGCGATGTGGTCGATCCCGAGCAGCATCTTGGCCCAGCCAACTTCAATGCTGCCATCCGCACAAAAGCCCAGGAGCGCGAAGACAGTGTAACTCACACTGGCTTCTGTCTTGCCTGGCATCTTGGCGCCCCCGCCACCCCAGTCGATTGCCAACACGCGAGTTCGATACTTGCTGAGCTTGGCCATCAACTCTGGCGGTGGGTTGTCCGGGTTATTGGCCCACGGAAGCTGGCAGGCATTCATGAGGTCGCGCTGCGTCAACAGACGGGCGCCGGCATCACGAGGCTCGGCCAGCACTTCGTTCGCGAACACCGAAGCCGAGCGGGTGCGCTGCTTACGCAACAGTTCAGCCCACTTCTTTACATTGTCGTAGTGCAACGGCACGATCGGCTGTGGGATATGATAACCTGCGAAGTCCCAACGTTTTTCCGGATAGCGATGCTCCCAGTGACCCATGCGCGGGTACAGCGGTTGTTCACATTTGTAACAAACCACTCCAGGGCGCTCCGGCGAGATGTCATTACGGAGTTTTCCAATCATTCTGTAGATGTGATACTCGGTCGATGGGATGTTCCAGGTGCGGTGACCATTTGTGGTGCAGTGCATGCACGGGATCCACCACTCGGCCTGACTGGTCTGAGATTGAAGTTTCGCCTGAGTGCCATCTGTCGCCTTGGGCGTACCGGCATAAAATTCCATAGCATACACACGGTCGGCTGACATCGTTTCCAGAATGATGTCGATCAAACCGATCTCAACGTCGTCCACTTCGTCGATCGAACAGCGATTGACCGACAGCCCGCGGACACGGCCCGCATCGATCGACGCGAAGCTAAACATGATCTTCGAGCCGTTTTTGAACGTACGCTGCAACACCGAGCTTTCAACATTGGTGCCCAGCCAAAGATCCCGCAGAGGACTCTCCATCACGAACGGACGAACAACCAGCGTTGAGAAGCGTCGGATCTGTTCGTAGAGCGGGGTGATGCAGAGAGTTGAAAAGTGTGGGATAATCCCAGCAAGGGTAACACAGTCAGCACCGTTGACTGTTGATTTTCCAATCTGGCGACCGACAGTAAGTAGTACGCGTTGCGGTCGCCGAGTGCGAAAGAGAGGGCTAAAATGAAACTGACCGTCTAAGTTGAATGGTTTGCCGCGAATGTTCAAAAGGATGGGAAGCAAGGGCTCGATTGTGGGCAACTGCTTTCTGCCAACCATCTCTCGGACTGCCGAGAACACTGCGTTTGGGTCGAGCGGTTCGCCGTCCGAACCCAAGATACTGCTTCCGGCGCTAGGCGCCGAGCTACCAAAGGGAATGGATCCCATGTTAAACTTTCTCCGATGGCTGTTCACCGTTACGTTGCCTGAACCCAGTCCCTACGCTACTAAGGCTGTAAGGCTCATGGAAAAGCAGTACGAACGGCATCAGTCGAGTTTCCGGCGCTAAGAAGTCAGTGCCCGGCCATCGGCCGGGTGCTGCTTTAGACTTTATTGGAGCCAATACAAACATGACCACGATCTTTTCTCAGTCGCCACGAATCTTTCTGGAACGCGCAGGCGTTCGCGAGACCTTGCGTACACCTTCGCCGAGGATGCGCGCGGACAATCCGATCCTGCAGTACCCACTCAGTTACCCGAACCCGAAGCCCGCGTTGTCGCTGGGCGAATCAGGATCTCCACCTCCCGATCGTGTGGAAACTACGATCTGGCCGCACGGGGGTCCGCCACAGGACGCCTAACCTTAACCAGGAGACCAGGATGCTGACAAGTATAACTCAAAGCGCCAAAACACTTTTGGAGTGTGCCGGTGCCTTTATCTTCTGGGCCTGGTTACTCAAGTGCGTCTTCCTTCCGATGTGGCAGGTCCGACTCTGGCCGCGCCTTGGCTCGTTGTGGCTCAAGGTGCTTGGAACGCTGATGTACCCACCAGCTTCCGCAGTCTTCTTCCCAAAACCGAAAGAACAGGAATCTAACAATGCCGACAATGGTGCCGACCGACCTCCTAAACTTCAGCGTTCAAGTGCTCATGATTCTCGTCATGGTAATGAGTATTCGCCGTCTGTACTTCACGTTCAGCGGATTCATCGAATTCGTGGCGTGGATGGAAGCCCTATCAGAGGCGAATCCGTTACACTTCCTTACGCCGATGAGCTGGGTGGCTAAGGTGTTAAGTTGTCGGACATGCTTCACGTACTGGACGACGTTGGTTTGTGCGTTGTTCATCGTCTTCGTGGTCCCACACCTGCCGCTGTGGATCACATGGTGTATCGCTATTCCGGCGATCGCGTGGAGTGTCAACCACATCTTTGATACAACCATTACGTTTCATTCTGTGCTGAGTTCGCCGCCACCACGCGGCCTGGATCCAAAAACTCCTGAATAAAGAACGCCCTATGCAAGTTTTCGCTCTTGTCGGGTTTGACATTGCAGACCCGACCCCTACCCCAGAGCAGCAGGCGGCCGGTAAAACGCCCGCCGAGCTTCTGGACCTGAATGTGATCGCCCAGTGTGTGGACACGTCGCTACAAGCGATGCCAGCGGTCATGGAAACGAACAAAATGGGGTGTCGTGGCGCCGTGGTCATGAATTTGATCCTGGCACAGCCCGACATCCCAGCTTCGGACGCCTGGCACAACGTGGCCCCAATGCTCCTGGGAGCGATCCTGAAGGCCGCGCCCCAGTTGGACGGCCTCCTGGCGGTCCCAGTGCATCAGCAGAACTCTGAAGATGCCAAGATCTCCAAGGCGATCGCGTTAAAGAACAGCGAGACCAAACGAGATCTGATCGGGTTCCGACTGGACCTGATCAGGGCCATCAATGGTGCCTGTTATGCTACCATGCGCCAGACCGAAGAGGCTTTGGCACCCGTCATTCAACTGGCCCGCGAAGCCGAGAAAGCCCAGTTCGAAGCTGAGGCGCTCCGGAACGTCGGGGTGCCAGGACCAACGGAGCCAGAGATCTCGGGTGTCGGTTAATCTACCCAAGAACGCGTGTTTTGATGTCTCACCGGAAATGATCACCGCCATGGTGAAAGTTCCCGAGTGGGACATTTTGTTGGTCGGCGATGGCTCAGGTACCGGCGGCTGGACAATGGCTGGCGGCTGGGCTTGTGCGATCGTCGAACGTGAAACTGATGCCCGATCGATCTGCTGGGCTGGTTGGAGTACCTGCGACATCATTGTCGCGGAACTCCAAGCCTACCTGCAGGCGCTCATGGAAATCGAAGCTCTTCGGGGTAAAGCACTTCGGCGAAGACTCGGCAGACCGTTGAACATTGTTATCGTGACAGATAACCAGGTTGTCGCGACCCAGTCGGCAACAGCACTGAGTGGCGCCAAGGTTGGAGGGATGACAAATCCAATCTGGGCGGGTATTCGGCAGATCGTTCAGACTACTGGAACCTCTTTGACGTTCAGGTTTGCTGCTCGGCGCTCGACGATGTTGAATGTTCTTGTAGACCAGGTTGCTGGACGTCTTCGGCGAGTGGTCACTGATCCTAAATTGGGTCAGTACCGTTCCAGGGACGGTTCGGCCAGGTCACTCGTATCACTGAACCCAAAGAGTCGGTAAACCGGGATTCTTCTTACGTGGAAGACCAACCCAACCCCTGACGGGTTGGTCTTCCCGAAGAATCCGAAAAAAGGAAGGCTTGAATATCTTCGAAGAAGATAAGAATTACGCAGGACTTTTTTCTTTAAGGTGAAATTAAGGTTCACCCGAAGCACTTACTGTGTAATGACTTGTGTCAAGATTTCCATAATACTTAGCCTCGCAACGACTTACGTTACCGGAGACATTGAAAGTGGCAATTAAGCATATCTATTTAGACATGGACGGGGTTCTCGTGGACTTCCACCATGGTTTTCAACAACTCTGCGGGATTGAGGAACCCATCCGAGGGCACGAGTGGCCCCTGACAACGACGCTGCAAGAGCACGTAGGGCTCGATTACGCCGTTTGCCGCCAGAAGTCGGCGGAAGCTCCGGAAGCGTTCTGGCGAACCATGGAAGCTACACCGTACGGGCTCCTGATCGCTATGGCGTGTGACCAGGTGGCCCGGCAGAACGAGGCCGTGCTGTCGATCCTGACTGATACCAGTGGGAGCCATCTGGCCGCGCTGGGTAAAGTGGGTTGGTTGCATGACCACATGCCAATCTTCGCTCCCCACTTCTGTGGTACCACCAAGAAGCCCCTGTTCGCGAACCCTGAAGCGCTGTTGATCGATGACAGCCATCATGTGGCGGAAGAATTTGTCAAAGCCGGTGGTCGTGCGATCGTGCTGCCTCAGGTTTGGAATCAATGGCGGTTAGCTTACGGGGCTCCGCGGACCCCAAAGATCCACGCACTGTTGGACCTGGCGTTCCGCATGCAGGCCTGTCCTGATTTCTTCATCTTCGATTCCAAGTCCTATCGTGAGTTTGACCGTGGTTAAAGCTGCTCGCGCGGCTCGTCGACCATTCAACTCTCCAGTTTCCAGAATAGCCGCATGGGCCTTGCAAGACCTGGCGCCAGATCAATACGCCGGTCGGCAAGAGATTCACTGGATGGTTGCAAAGCAATGGCGGACTGCCGTTGATAACTGGTATCGCGAAGCTCCGAACTTTTGGGGTGATGGTCGCTGGAATTTGATGAAGTGCTGTAACACCAGTTTGTTTTGGACGCCGCGGCTGGTTTCATCGAAAGGGCACAAGCCTAGAGCTAAATTTTGTTGTCAACGTTGGCTGTGTCCGTTTTGCTACTCCCGTGAAATTGTCAAGTTCCTGCAGCCGTTTGCGACTCGAAAATTTCAGGTCTACAGCGATATGCTCACCGGCCTGTCGGCCGAGTCTGTTTGGTCGCAATTCGCTGGTATCTCGGATACACTGAAGCATGAACATGGGGCGTTAGCGAGTTGGCGATATGTTTACAAACTCGCGCTGACCGGCATGTGGGTTGGGCGCGGGGCGTGGTTGTTCCCAGGGCGGAATTCCATCATTGATCTCGAAAGTGTTTTGATTGAGGCATTGGCGTATCCGTACCCCATTCTCACAGACACGCTTGAGTACCTGACTCCTTATCTCACGTTCATGGCGAAACACCGGGGGCGAGAAGTTTCCGGGTATTACCGTACCGTAAAAAAGAAAGAAGCTCGATGACCCATCCGACGATCACCCAGGTGATTCAACAGTGCAGTCTGTCTGATGAATCAAGACTCAACGCACTCGCGTTGTTCTCGCTGTTGCGTCCCAGTTTGAATTGCAACTTTGCCGCGTTCCTGCGTTACCTGGATGGTCCTGGGCGCGCCGACGTTGTGGCGTTCACGCAGGCAATGCAGGTTACGCAGAAGCCAGTAAAAGAGCAGGTGATCCTGCTCGCAAGTTACCTCGACTTCCTGGAGAGCGGCCAGGCCTTGACGCTGCAGCAGTTCTCAGATGCCCTGATGAACCAGATGCGGCACGTCGAAGAAGAACAGTTTGTGGATCGTGTCGTGCAGGGTAAGCCGCAAGGCGGCATCGTGCCACTGCCCGAAGGGGCACCGACCGTTCCGCACACACAGATTGGTCACGCGATTGGCAACGTACAAGGGATTTTGCGTGCTGATCTCGGTATGACCACCCCGCAGGCGCCGAGCACCCCGCCGGCTCCTGCAGGTCCAGGTGGTTGGGGCGCCTTCACGGCACCCCCGCCACCCGGGCCACAAGCCCCACAGCCATTGCAGGTGCCGCAGTCCCAACTGCCCGCACAAGCGGCTGTGTCAGTTCCAGCAGGTGACCCATCGATCGCTCCGTTTGATGGCGGATCTTTTCCGGCGATGCCGACAGGCTTAATGGAAAAAGTTGACGCGGTTGCTGCAGAGATTAATGGTTGGGTACTTGCAGGCCAGGCCGCGAACGCTCCACCCAAGGAAGCGGACATTCCGGAGGCGGATCCGTTGCCAGAATGGTTTCGACCTGGCACGCGGGCTCGGTATGAACTTGGTGACCAGAAAGTCCTGGTTACGGTTAGTAAGGTGGCTGGCCGGCACGCAACCATCGTAGCTGACGACGGGACCACGTGGCACAACGTGGCGCATGCTTACTTGGAAGATGCGACCGGTACGCCGTACGAAATGGAGTTTGCGATTCCGGCTTATCGGATGAAAGAACTCGAGGATATGACGGCCAAGACTGTGGCATACATGAAGCCGCAGATGTTGGCGCCGGTGGTCGACTTTGTGAGGGTGTCACCGCTCGACGGGGGCAAGTTGCATTTGGGTTTGGAGCTGTGGGCTTCGGCCGACGCAGCAGCGCCATTCTTCTATTGCTTCCGAGCGCAGTCAGCAGGACTTGACGAGCTGGCAAGTACCAAGAATCCAGTGTTGTTGCCGGACTGGACTGTTCAGCTCGAACAGGCTGTCTATCACCTGCACTTGATCTTCGCAGCCCCGGAACCAGACGCGGAAGCGGCTGCCCCTGAAACGCCGGCCCCGGCTAAACGGACCAGGGCTCCACGCAAGAAGTCTACAAAGGCTGTTTAGCATGAGCGCGATGACGTTGTTTGATCAGGCCTACAAACTTGCGTATGCCCGTGGGCATGTCGTTTGTTGTGCGGCTGTTGGAATGCGGCAACTTGGGTTTCATGCTGGGCCAACCCCAGCTGACGCCCACGCGTCGTTCCGTTTTGCAGAGCAGATTGTTGATGCTGCGGATGAATTCCATGATGCGCTGAAGCCAGGTTTCCGAGATAGCTTTAAGACCGACATGGGGGATACGCTCATTTATGCGGATACCTCCTGTCGGCTTTGTGGGCATCCGTATTGTGACTTGTATTTAACCGCCGGCTTGTTGCCGTCTCGGAAGCCAATGACCATCCCGGTGATACTGGTTCAGCAGATTAAATTGAAGGAGTGATTCGATGGACTGGCGATTTTACACGGACAGTGGAGACGTGGATCAGGACGTGCTCGAAGAAGCACTGGCTGATCATGAAGCTGATGTTGGTATGACGGAGTTCGGGAAGACGTTCAGCTCGCTCCATGTTCGAGATATCAAAACTCGTGGTCAGGCGTTGGCGCTGAAGCGTCTGCTGCCGCTGGCCAATGTTCAAGTCGAACGGGTTCAGAAAGCGAATAAGGTTGCATGAGTTCCAGGGGAATGCTTGCGATCGTTCAGGATCGCAAGCTCAAGATGGCGATTCCATCAGAGTCCGATTCGTATTTGTGGGGCAACGGGCATGCGATCCTCGGGTTCCTGCAGGCCTGTGATATTGAGCGATTCGATGAGCAGGTCCGGCGGTTGAATGTCCTCGACGAAGAGCAAATTGCCGCGCGGCATGAAAGCCTGGGGCTGTCTTACATACGAGGCAGCATGACGGAAAAGCAGGCGATCGATTTAATGCACTACTTCCCCGAGATCAACACTGATACCGGGGTGCAGTTGCTGTACATGATCTACTATGACCGCATCCGACATGTGGTTGTTGAGCCTGACTTCGCCAAGCGGACCTATTTCTGTGAGACGGGTTATGTGCTGGACTTCGATGATGATTCGTTTGACGTCTACATTGGCGGGGTCTCATGGGCGGTCAAGCGTGGTTATGACCACGGACCGTTCGCGTTCCTTCGACCGAAGGAACCTCCAGCGAAGTTCTTCACCGAGCAACCTAATTACCAGGATCCAGAGTCTTACGTGCCGTTGTGTCGTATTGCCAGGTTTCCGTTTGCGGATTTGATGCACATGCCGCAGCCGTACTTCAGTGCTTTGGTTGAAGTGAAGATCAAGAAGTTTCGAGAGAAGCAAAGGCGCGCGGAAGACCGTGTGCGCCGTGATTATTTCAAACGAACTGAGTACGTGATGCCGGGGTGTTACTCATGATCTGCTTGCCTTATCCAGAATGTCGAGAACATTTTCGAAAGGTTTCTAGCACCGCAAATGAGATGGGTTTACGAAAAGAATGGTTGGACGGCCTGTATTACTTGCACACGTACGCTAACCGTGAAGGTTGCATGTGTGATAAATTGGGCGGTCGAGGAAATACCAGGGCTTGCTTGTATCCGGACTTCGCGCCGCTTTCATTCGCAGTATCGATGCAGCGGCAGGATAGTGATGGAAATTGGAAGCCTTGGTTTGGCGGCGGGTTGATCTACCAAGGGCCGGATGTTCCGGCGAATGGCAGCTTCCCGAGCCTGACTGTGTCGATGGATTCGACAAGGGTCGGTTGGTTTCTGCACACGTGAGATTGTGATGACATTTCAAGATTTCCTGAATGCTGTCCTGGCCAAGAATCCGCACATTGCCGCACAACCTCCAGAGGCAAAGATGACTTTAACGCGGGCAACATTTGAAGCACAGCTGGCGCGGGCCTATGAGGCTGGGTTTGACAATGGAAAGAAGTCTGCGTCGAGTTTGTTCGATCGCGTCTTCGGAAGTAGGTAGCCAATTTTATTTGGGCTAATAAAAAGGACAGCTGTATGTCTGGTTTCGTACACGCCAGTGACTGGCATTTGTCACGGCTGACGTGGCAGCACCGCCCGCGTTTGTGGGGTGATTCGTTCTTCGCACTCGAACAGATCGTGGATTTCTGTATCAGACAGGAGGCGGTCTTATTTGGTGCGGGAGATTTGCTGGACAAGGATAGGCCTGAGTCTGCCGCCGTGGCCTGCATGCACAAACAGATGGACAGGATGGAAGAAGCCCGGTTGCCGGTCTATTACGTTCAAGGCCAGCACGAGAAGGCGGATCCACCCTGGATGTCGTCACACCCTTGGCCAATTCACCTGCACAAACAGGCCTGTTCGGTTCCTGGGGTCAATGGTGTCTTCTACGGTTTGGACTGGATGCCTCGAGATCAGTTTGCTGAAGCCATTACCGAGATGGCAAATTCGTCTAGGTCAGGTCCAGTGTACTTGGTCTGCCATCAGGTCTGGTCCGAGCACATGGGTAACGTGATCACGGTTCCTGAAGCGAACATGCAACAGGTGGCCTGTGTGGCAGACATCGTGCTGTCTGGTGACTATCACGTGCATCAGTTGACGCGGCACATAACCCAGTTTGGCGAGCAGCTTCTGGTTTCACCAGGATCCATCAGCGTGCGGAACATGGGTGAAGAGTTTGATAAGCAGTTCTGGTATCACGACGGTACGCGATTCCATTCGATCCCACTGCGGGGCCGACCGTGGGTGCGGACATTTATTCATACACCAGACCACCTGGCACAGTTGGAGCAACTGAAGGCCACGTTGGAGTTGGCTGGGGCGAGTCTTCCGGACAACATCAAGACGCCGATGTGCATCTTCCAGTATCCGAGCGATCTGGAAGGAGCCCACAAGCGGTTGAACGAAGTTTTCGGTGACTGTCACTTGTGGCTGGAGGAGCAACGCAGCGAGGTGGCTCCGCAGGATGTTGCGATACAGAATGCCTCGGAGGCGCTTTCACTACCAGACCTGATTGCCGTCAATGTGCCGGCCGGGGAAATTCAGGAACATTTGCTGCAACTGATGAACCCCGAACTTCCACCCAAGGAAGCGGTGCGTAATCTCGTGCTGCAATTGAACCCAGCGAAGGGATGACATGCAGCTTGAACTGTTGATTGAGCGGAACTGGTGCAATGTCGCGTATCGAGAGATACGGTTCATGCCTGGTATGAATGCCTTGCTGGGTCCAAACGGATCCGGCAAGTCGAATACTTTGAACGCGATCGTGTTCGCGTTGACCGGCGACTATTCCAGGAATGCCGGTACTAAAGCGGAGAACATCTATCACCTGGCGCAGGACAGCCCGGCCAGTGTCCGGTTGGTGTTCACCCACAAGAACACGCGATTCGATGTGACCCGTGGGCTGCGGGACGTTACGTCTACTTTGCAGGTGACTGATCTGCAGGGCACTTTGGTCGAACCAGCCTCGCGTGGCGAGAACAAGGTGACCAAGCGGTTGAATGAACTGCTTTTCGTGAACAGCGAGATCCTGTCGGGATACGTGTTCGTTGGGCAGGGCAAGATGTTTGAACCGTTTGACACCACAATCAAGCCGGCTGACCGACTGGTTGCCTTCCAACAGTTGTTCGGGCTCGACAGGCTTGAGATGTTGTGGGAGGCGCTTGGCGAGGCTCTGGTTGGGTTGCCTGTGATCCAGGCGCCGGATCCAGAATCATTCCGCGCGGAACTGGTTACGATTCAAGGGCAGGCTGCCGTTGCAGAAGCAGCTTACAACGCGCTGCTTCACATGGCGAACTGGCGATTGGAAGAAGACCAGGACTACCTGCTGATCCAGCGGGCTCGGCAGATTGCTGGTATGGTTGGTACGCTGACGCAGCGTCGGTCTACTAGGCGATCCGCGATCCAATTGTGGTGGGCTAATCGTAAGGAGTTGATGGAGACCAGGAGCCAGCGTGACATGATGGCTTGTGGGATGGCAGCCATTTCCAGTGAGTCCCAGCGGATCGAGATGATCCTGACAGCAGCTCGGATGCGGGTGGAAGCGCAGCAGACGCATCAGCGGCTGCAGACAGAGTTGGAAGTTGCCCAGCGGGCGTTGACGCAACACCAGGCCACCGCACCAACCCCACGCCCAACCGGGGCTCCGACTGTCGCACATCTACAGGAACAGATTAACACGCTAAATACCCAGCTGGCTGTTGATCGTGAGTTGCTGTTGCGGATGGGCGACGGATCCGTTTGTCCGACGTGTGGACGGCCGATCACTGAAGCGAATGTGGCCGATCGGTTGCAGACTGAGCAGAGGATTGAAGCCAATACGATAACCTTACAACCATTGCAAAGGGAGCTTGCTGCAGCACAGACGCACGCGACGGCGATGCAGCGGTATACCACTGAGTTGGAGCGGCTGAATGCCAGGTCGGTCCTGGTCCGGCAGCAGCACGCAGAATCTGAGACTCGTTTGACCAACTTGTCGATGGTATCTGAGGGTGACATCACTTGGGCACAGAGTCAGAAGGATGCGATGGCCACGATTCAACGTGGTATCGATCAGATGGACGGTAAGCTGGGACCATTGGTCTCGAACAATGTTACTCAACGCAACCTGATTCGTGCTGCCAAGAAGTCTATTCGCGATTTGGAAGTGCAAGTCGCAAATGCACCAACGCCAGAGATGGTGACGTTATCTGAGCAGAACCTGAACACGAAGTCTGCCCGTTCGCACGAGTTCGCGATCGCGCAGGCAACGCATACCAGTCAACAGCAACGCCTACAGCAGGCGACTGAGCAGTTGGCCAAGATAGAAGAACTCGGTCGGATGGCCGCCCAAGGGCAAATGCTGCGCACCAAACTGCAGACATTGCGGGACATCCTACACCGGGACAATCTGCCGAAGGCCTTGTTACAACAGCGTCTCACCGGAATCGGTCACGCTACGAATGAAGCGCTCGAATTGTTCGGTGCCCCATTCCGCCTCCAGCCTAGAGAGGACAAACTAAGTTACCGTGCGATCTTTACTGACGGCGTGGAGCAACCGATTGAACGGTTGTCTGGCGGTCAGAAGGTGATCATGGCCTTAGCGTTCAGAATTGCCGTTAATGCACGATTTGCCAGCGAGCTGGGTCTGCTTTGTCTCGACGAACCGACAGTGTATTTGGACGCGGATAATGTTCGCTGTCTTGAGCCTGCTCTGGTACGATTGCGGCAGCACGCGCAAGCCACCGGTTTACAGTGCGTGTTGATCACACACGAAGACGTTGGAAACCTATTCGATCATGTCATCACATGTCCCTGAGAATCCGCTTGTTTTACACCTTGATGCAACCGGGCATGTTTGGAGCCAGCGGGCAAAACAAAGTCCGCGGCGCACTCGGTTGACCGTTACCGATTTTATCAATTATGCAGACCTTCAAGGGCGCGTTCATGTGATCGCGACACCTGAAAACGTGCCCCTGATTGTCTCACTTTGGAAAGAGCGGGACCGGTTCCCTGAGATGCAGCTGCATGTGGGCACCCCGCGAATGATCGAACATACGGTCAAGATCGGGGATGCTCTTTCTGCCGCTGCGACAGCGCCTCCCCTGGCGCCTAGTCTTGGCGGATGGCACCCGTTTACTGATCAGGACGCGATCAGTTACGAGTTGGCTTCCCTGTATTGCAAAGACCCCAGGTACGATCAGCGCGTTGCCGAGTTGGCCAAACAGCATCCCGTGTGGCCGCTGGTTGGTTTCATCTCGACGATCAACTGTGTCGGTCTCGGGTATTGGTTGGGCGCCGTGCGTGATCCGCGCTGGTATGTGAATCCCAAAGATCCCAATTCGACATCACCCATGGAGAAATACCTTGGACTCTGGCCAAAATTGCAGCATCAGCTCATCCTCGACGACGTCAAAGCGCTCCGGTCCCGTACCGGGCTGCGTTGTGCCATCACGAAGTCTTGTTGGTTGCCGGCGACAGACGCCGAGATGGCGGCTTGTGACCTGGAAGATCCACGAAACTTCCTGTTGAGGATTCTCGTAGCGCGTTGTCCTGAACAGCCGGCGGTTGGCATCATTCGGGCTTCTCAAGTGTTTACGCGTTTCGTTCGGGCACTCTGGCTGAGCCAGTTGTCCGGATGGGATTTGTTCGACCCACGCGAGTTCTTGCGCGCTGGAGAGTTGGACTGCTTTACCGAGTTCGCTGAAGCCTTGGCGCGGTAGAAAAAAGTCGTTGTTTTTGATACCCTGTGAAAAAGAAACCGCACTGGAGGGCGAATCCAGTGCGGCTCAGGGCGGGCGAACCAGGCAGGAGGTGAGACATGCCATGGCTTGATGACTCAGTCATAGTAGCCAAGTCGATTTCGTTTGGCAACCCATCACACACAATCTTTAGGGGTCTTTGAATGTCGATGACCCCAGTGCTAGTGCGTCGGTCAGGTATTGTTGTTGATGTCGGGATGCGGGACGGGTCTCCGTTGCCGCCTATGTTTCTGGCCACTTTGCTGCCGCAACTGACTTACACTCACGTGCGGCATTTGCGCGGGCAGGAGATGTTTATTGAAGGTGGCGGAAAACGCCATGTCGAGACCACCAGCCGGCGACTTTATGACATTGTTGAGAACCGGCTTGTGACCGGTTTTGGGTTCATGCCGAAGGTGGCAAAAGAGCTGCATCGCTTCGGACTTGCGTTCGAGGCTGTGGATCTGACACCACCGCGTCCGAACCCAAAAGCGTATGAGCCTGTTTGGGAAGCTTTGAACAATCCCGCTTTGAATCTGCAGTGGCGACCGAGACAGTTCGAGTGCATGCAGGCGATCGCTGGATCGCCGGGTGGAATTATCGCTGCCCCGCCGGCATTTGGTAAGACGGAGCTGATCGGCCGAACTGGCTTGTTGTATCCGCATGCCCGCATCGCGGTGGTGACGAAACGAAAGGATGTCGCGGAGACGATCGAGCGGCGGTTGCATCATTACTTGCCGATGATCGGGTTCTACGGTTCTGGTAAACGGCGACAGGGTCGCCTTAGCGTGTTCATTGCCAAGTCGATGCACCGCGCCAAGGATGATTTTGACTTCGTGTTCGTGGACGAGTGCCACGAGATTGGAGCCGATACGTTCTCGGAACAACTGGCACGGACGTTCTTTAATGCCAGGATGTTCGGATTATCTGCTTGCTGGGACGCCAGGGCTGACGGGTCCAGCGCACGGCTGGAGTATCTGTTTGGTCCGCAGATTTTCTACATGAGTTGGCAGGAAGCTACGGCACTGGGCTTGATTGTTCCGGTGGAGGTGCGGTGGTTGAATGTCCAGATGGACAAGAATCCTTGCGCGCTGTACTCCCGCGACGACGCCAAGATGCGGCATGGTGTGTGGTGTAACGACTTCCGGCACAACGTCATTGCGCAAGCGGCACGAACCCATACTGAAGACGAGCAGGTTTTGATTCTGGTGCATACTGTTGAGCAGGCCGTCATGCTTGGTCGGCACTTGCCCGAGTTCGAATTGTGTTACGACAAGATGGACGATCTCGATCTAAACACGTATAAACATCGCGGCTACCTTCCTGAATCGTATGAAGCAATGACACCGGCTCGGCGTAACGCCATGCGGGTGGCCTTTGAACAGAACAGACTCAAGAAGGTGATCGCGACAGATGTGTGGAGCACTGGTGTTTCGTTCGAGCAGTTGGCTGTGTTGATGCGGGCTGACGCCCGCGGAAGTGAGATCCTGGACGATCAGGCTCCTGGGCGTGTGGTTCGAACCCATGCTGCTTCGGGAAAAGAGATCGGCTTGGTCTATGACTGTTGGGATTTGTTTGACGAGAAACTCTTGCGTAGGTCTCAGAGCCGTTACCGCCATTACAAACAAAAAGGCTGGACGCAGGTGAGACCGAAGATTTTGGGACTCGAAGTACCATGACAGACACAGGCTACCTACCAACTGGACGGAGAAGTGTGCAGCTACGCGGCACACAGATCCGCGCAGCCGAGCAGGTGAGAGATTCATTAAACGACGAAGAGCGGGCGCTGCGTAATTTTTATCGAGACTACGTGGTGCTCTCGACTCGAGCGAAACTTGGTCCGGATGCGGTTGTATCGTTTTTGTCGGATTACAGCCCCATCTGGGATGGCGGGCGTGACGAGGGTACAGGCAAGATCTATCATCCATTTTGGCCGCGGTTTATTGCTGCGTGCCGGGCGAATGGTGTGGATCCGGCGGAATACCTGGTGTGGCGCCATTCGGTTTGGAACGGGGGAGTTCCCTCGTCTCCAGTGGAAATTGAACGGAACTACTTTTTCCAGCAGTTCATTAAACGGGACTCGCAGGAGGATGTTGCAAAGGTCAACCTGATCACGATGCAGAGTCAGTTGAAACAGGCGGCCTTTAAGAATAAGACTGTTCTCGGTTATAGTGACGCGGCAGCAAACCGCGCGGCTCTCCTTGGAGGGCTTCGCGAACAGATGACAAAGCTGTTTGTTTACGTGTCGGCTATCAGGTTGAATTTGCGGGATGTGGCTGACCAGGTGTACTCAGCGGCGATTTATGAGTACGCATTGGATCGCGCCACGTTGGATCGTGTCTGGGGGGATTTGATTCCCGCAGATTTTCGAAACACACCGTCAATGACATTATTGACGCGGGTACAAGGGCGAGCTTAATGACAAACCAGACAAGGCAAGTGGCGGCCCCTTTGGGCGAGGTGACGCCACCGTTTGTGGAATCAATGGTCTCACGGATTGCAGCAAATCCGCTTTTGATTGAAGAGTTGAGTGCGCTGCTGACCTCAAAACATTTCTACAAGCCGGAAGAGCAACATCTGGCTGTGATGTACGACGCGATGGTTTCCGTTTATCAACGGCACCATATGTTGCAGTACGAAACCGTGCGGGCCGAGATCGTGACTTTGCTCTGTGACAGGCCTCTGCCCGAGGCGCTGGCTGAGCATCTTCTCGAAGAACCAAACGGGCTGCTGTGCTGGTGTTTGGAGAATGGCGTTGAACGCATTCGCCAGGCTCCGATTGAGCAGTCTCGCGAGATGATCAGACGGTTCTTGCACGAACGCTCGGTCTTTCTACCGTTACAGGTGGCTGTTCAACAGGGGATTCCTCAGGACATCCAGGCCGTGTTGGACACAGCGCAACGGCAGAACCAGTTGATTGGTCAGTTGGATACTGATCCCGTCTCGGGCGGTATTCCGGACGGCCGAGGCAACATGCCACTCGTGATCCGGTCAACCGGAATCGCTTTCATGGATCGTTTCATGGATGGCGGTATGGCGGCCGGTGAAGCGTATGGGCTGCTTGGACCAACAGGTGTTGGTAAGACTGCCCACGCGTGTGCTATGGCGGGTGCAGCACTTCTGGAAGAAAGCCTGCGTTTCTCTGAAGACCCGGCTTATCAAACCAAGAAGGTCTACTACGCGACCTATGAAGCCGGTAAGGATGAAATTCGACAACGAATCATTTCTTCCATGGCTGAAATTGCTCGCGAGACTGTAAAGCATATCGACTTCAGTCTGATTGGTGATCCGCCTTGTCTGTCGTCGATGGGCCTGCAGAACTACAAGGCTTACGAGCTGGGTCGTTCTGTTGAAGCTGGACAACCACGTTTGGGTGAACTCGAGCGTTATCTGAACATTAAGTCTCATCTCGAACATAACTTGCGAATCATCGACATGTCTGGTCTTGGGGATCAGCGTTACTGTCGACCAGGGATCGGTGGCATTCAAGAGTTGATCGGAGTGCTCACAACCGATCAGGCCCGACTTGGCAATCCTGGGATCGCGGTCGTGTTTGTTGACTATCTGTTGTTGATGGCTGAGCGGTACCTGCAGTCGAAAGGCATGGACCCTCTGAAGCACAACCGCAGTGTGTTGCCTGAGTTTGTGGATGCAGGCCGTATGCAGATCGCCAGTCGATTTAATACGTCGGTCTGGTTCCTGCAGCAGTTCAACACCACAGGCAACAAGAAGTCGCCAACAGCGACAATGAGTCTTTCTGATGCGGCGGAAGCCGGGGCTCGTTTTGCTCACAATCTCTCGTTCTGTGCAGCCCTGGGGACCAAAGATCCGCAGACCAACTGCACACTGCTCACGTTTCCGAAACGGCGGCGTGACGGTGGCGTCCAGCCAGAACGTATTCTGATGATTGATCCTATCTACCACCGCCTCGTGGATGTGACTGAACATTATATGGTGGATCGTCACCGCGGTCAGATTCTTCCGCGAGCGTTTGCAAGTCAAATCCGAGGTCAGACTGCCGTGCAGGCACAACGTCCTGTGGCAAACAATGACCTTATTGGCGCTTTGTAACTATGACGATTTACCAGCCATTGAACCCACTGCTGTATCAGCGGTTGGTCATGCGGTTCGGCCGTGTGACCGTCTCGCATGCCGGGGAAGAAGCCCAGGTGTTTCCTGAACGGGACATCTTCGGGCAGACCCGCTATGTGTTTAAGGGTGGCGAGTATTATCAGGTCTGCTGTCCATACTGTAATGACACGCGGTTCCGGTTGTACTTCAGCTACCTGTGGGGCCACTATGATCCGGAGTATCGGACGCAGCATCGGAATTTGATTACATGCTTCAACGAAGAGTGCATGCGAAATTCCGGCAACGTCGACAAGATGCACTTCGAGATCTACGGCCTGATGGACGCACAGGTCGTCCAGCATGCGCCACTCCGCAAAGGCATCTCTGTGACCGGTAGGACGATCGGGGCGCCCGGTCGCGTGATCTCATTGAATGACCTGCCGCCCGAGCATCATGCAAATCAGTACCTGCGTCAGCGAGACTTTGATCCGGTAAAGCTGGCAACTCAGTACGGTCTCGGTTACTGCGAAGAAGCGGCACCTGATTACCCGATCATGTGGAACCGACTGGTGATTCCGATCTACCAGAACGGCCAGTATGTTGGGTTCCAGGGTCGATTGCTCGGTGACGGAAAGCCGAAGTATTACAACCCACCCGGTGCGTCGAAGACCGAGTGGCTTTACAACATGGACATCGCTCGACGGTATTCAGTCTTGGTGATCACTGAAGGGGTTACCAAGGTCTGGCGTGTCGGGCCGTTCTCTGTCGCTTTGTTGGGTCGCACAATCTCGGGCAAGCAACCAGAACTATTGGCTGAGTTAGCGCAGGGTGCTGACTTTGTCATTCTGTATCTGGATGGTGATGCCTGGGAGATTAAGCCACCTAAGAATCCGACATCGTTACCAACACCTCCCGCGGCCGAAATGGCTTTGCGGATTCTGCGTCTGCATGTGCCAGAACGCAAGCTGATTGTTATTCCGCTACAGCCGGGTACGGCGCCTGATGAGATGTCGTCTGACATCAATCATCAGATTATTCTTGGGCAATTGCATCAACGCGGCTGGCGGGGCGAGGTAAAGGATCTGTTCCGCCAACGGGCGTCAACAGAGAGCTTCAAGCTGCCACCACGTCGCGTGTGAGAGGTTTGGCATGTTTCCGTTGACGCGAGAATCGTATGAGCATTTATGGCATTGTGGTCCGTTCAATATCCCTGGTTATCCGTTTTTCCCCCTGCTGACCGCCGGGGCTCCGGCGCCAGGCCCGTCGTTTGTCCATCACGCAAGACAGCTTGGTGATGAGTATCTGGTGCCAACCACGAAGCGTGGCGCACCGGTCGTTCTGCAGGCTGGTCCCAGGTTGTCGCAGTTGTACTTTCATGCGTTGTACGACGGCGACTTCTCGATGCCCATTGTGACGGGCAGCAAGGCCCTGCACGCAAAAATGTTGCCTGGCAAGTTGTATTCGTCGGAGCGGTTTGGCCCTTGTCGGGCGCCGGTCATGATCATCGGAAAGAATCCCAGCCGCGAAGAGATCGCGTCCGGGAAGAATTTTGATGACGCGAAGAACGAGCACTTCTGGCGAGCATGTGACGAGGTTGGCATTCCCTACGAACATCAGGCAGAGTGGTACATGACCAACCTGATGAAGTTTTCGTACCCGGATCCAAATAAGGCCTCGGCGCCCAACAGTTGGACTGTTGACTGTCTGCCGATTCTCTGGCAGGAGCTGCAGATTGTGCAGCCGCAGTACATCCTGTGCCTCGGGTCCGACGCCAGCAAGGCGTTGACCAAGATGTGTCCTGGGGCCTTCGGTGGCCGTGAGGGCATCGGGGTGGAGGCAATGCGTGGCCGTGTGGAACAACTGGTGATTCCCAAGGCCGGTTGTCCTGGCGAATACATTACATCGCAGGTGATGGCGTTGGTGTCGCCTGCAAACGTGCATCGCACTCCCGAGCTGATGGATACTTTGCGGGATGGTGTTCGTGACTTCTGGTCATTGACGTGCGGCCAGCAGATTGGTGGCGTGGAGACTGACATTGATCACCGAGTGATCCGAGATGTTGACACTTTGAGGTCTTTGGTTGACGAGATTCTGCGCAGCACCAATCCAGCTGACAGTATCTTGGCGGTTGACGCTGAGTGGAACGGACAGAAGCCCTGGGATCCGGGGGCCTACCTGCGTACTGTGCAGTTCAGTCACAAGCCGAAGTTTGCGGCATGTGTGGAGATCTGCGGTCCTGGTGGTCGAGAAGTCTTTCAACCAAATACAGAAGCTGCATCTGCTGAGTTGGCCAGGTTGATGCTGCATCCGAAAATGCGCATTGGCGGGCACTTCCTTCGTGCTGATATTCCGCAGATTCAGCAACACCTGGGGATCGACCTCAGACCTAAGTACGCTCCGGCTGAAACCTGGGAGTTAGTCTGCCAGGAAGGTGGTTGGGATACATCTCTGATGGAGAACGCGGTCAATGAGACCGGGTTGCTCGGTTTGGAAGTCCTGCGGGCGAAGTATACGCGAGCCCCAGCCTACGAGAAGTTGTTGAACAAGTGGTTGGCCGCGTACTGTAAACGTCTTGGGATCGAGAAGAAGGACATCGAGGGATTTGGGGATTGGGATGGCGACGACTTTTACCATTACGCTTGTTATGACGCGGATGTCACTCGGCGTATTGCAGGCAGATTGTTCGATACGATCCAACACGATCGGTTCGGCCATGACTGTCGAAAGTCCTACCATCTGACCCACAGGGCTTCGCTGCCCGTGCTTGAGATGGAACAATTCGGAATCAATGCTGATCCCGAAAGAGCGGAGCTGCTGGCAGGTTTGTTCAGTGCGGCTCGTGGTAAGTTGGTGGAGGCAATTCGGAACACTGTCAATTGGCAGGACTTCAATCCGAACTCCGATCAACAATGCCGCGCGCTTCTGTTCGGTGAGGAATATGCCAGGAAGGAAGCACCGCCTGGTTGTCCAACTGTTCGCGTACAAGTTGGTGAGACTGCTGCACAAGCCGCGAAGCGGGCAATGGCAGAGGTTAAAGCTGGTAACTTGGCCCCACCACAAGAAGATCAGCAGTATTGGATTATCTTTGTGCCCCTGGGGGTACATCTGCAAAACCTGCGACCTTTGATCTCAACTGGCAAACGCGGAATCGCGTGGGAGAAGCTGGAGGCCAAAGGCGAAACAGAGAATCACAAACCGGCTACGAGCCGGGAGACCTTGGGAATCTTGAGCTACACGAATCCGGTTGCCGCCATGCTGCGTGACATCCGGTTCTTAACCAAGGCGCTGCAAACCGTGCTACGTCGACCTGAGATTGATCCTGATACGGGGACATACATGAAGGACGACGACGGTGACTTTGTTTATGACAAAGGTCTGCTGTCGCACGTGAGTTCTGATGGCAAGATCCACACACGGATTTCACAGAATAAGGAAACTGGTCGCTCATCCAGTTCTAATCCACCGCTGCAAAACTTGTCTAAGCAGCGTGAAGATGATTTCAAACGTATCTTGGGTTGGATCGAAGACGGCAAACAGATGGGCGACTATCTCGAGCTGCTCGGTACGCCTCAGTACAAGTACGTGCAAAGGTCAATCTTCAAGGCCCCGCCTGGTCACATCTTCATGGAGTCTGATTACTCCGGTGCCGAAGTTGCGGCGTTGATGTGGATGGCACAAGATCCGCAGGGAACTGATGACGTTCGGCGTATGTTCTTGAAGGAGAGCGACCCGGACTTCCTCGATATCCACAGCACGATGGCCGTGAACGCATTTCGTTTGGACTGCGCTCCGACTAAGAAGGGTTTGAAGTCAATTGGGAAGCCCGGGCTCCGGGTTGCCGCCAAAAATGTGGTCTTCGGAGTACCCTACCAACGTGGAGCTGAGGCGATCGCGCGTCAGTGCCGCGAGAAGGGTGTCAATGCTTCGATTGAAGAAGCGCAAGGCTTGATCGATTACTACCTCACGCGGTATGCAGTGGTAGCTCAGTATCTGGAAATGTGTAAGGCACGAACCAGAAACCCAATGTGGATCCGGGGTGCTTTTGGGCGGTACCGGCGCTTCAATTGGACTGATGATCGACAGGTGCAAGGTGAGCAAGAACGTCAGGCATGCAACGTCTCGATCCAGAATTTGGTCGCTGATGCTGTGTGGACGGCGCTCTACAACATGTGGCACTATCGTGAAGAGAACCCTGAGTTCAATTTCAAGTTTGTGTTGCAGATCCATGATGCGATCCTGACTGCGGTGCCGTTTGAAGTGGTGCCGCAGATGTCTCGTGTGATTTTCCAGAAGTGCATGACGGACGATGTGCATGTGCGTCCTTGTAACTTGGACGGCATCCCGTATCCCGATTCACCTGTGTATCATATGGGCGGCGAGCAGGAGTTGATGTTTAGGTGGGGGGAAGACGTGGACGATGTCATTTCGGAGCACGTGGATCCGGCGGCGCCTAAGCTCAAAAAGTTGCTGGAAGACCCAGCAAACGACAGGGAAGTCGTTCGGTTGTTGGCAGCCGCAGAGCAGTTCAGCTAATTGCTTTTAATCTGCCTATCTGTTAATGTACGACTCGACGTGGGACAGTCCCGAACGTCGAAAATTTTCTCAGAAGGATATTACCGTGACGATCGACACATCGCGCCCCCGCGCAGTCGGTGGGTACAATTTCGCAGACCATGGCCGAGTCCAGGCAGGTAATGCGGACAACATGATCCTGGCACCGAATTCGGGAGCCGAGATTTGGACGACAAGTTGGGCGAACACTCTTACGACGATTCGCCTTTTGCCTGCTCGCAATGCTGATGGGAGTCTGACTCCTTATCGCAACAACGCTGAGCAAAACTCTTTTGGTGACTGGATTCGAAGTTACCTGGTCTTCAAGGGTGGACAGAACAGCCTGATCAGCTTCGTGCTGTATGACCATGCGTCCAACCCGGACTACGACCTGAACGAGAATCCCGCGTATGTCCTGTACTGGGCTATCAAGCGTGCCTGTGACTCCGGTCAGGGCCTGCCGTCTTGGTTCCCGTTGCTGCAGGGCGGTGCTGGTCGTGGGGCGGCTTTGGCCAAACCTTCAGCTTTGTTCCTGATGCAGGCGTTGCTGCTCGAGCACAAACACAAAGTGCTGCAGTATCCGCGTGGGTTGGGTCCGAATGACAAGACACTGGTCATGCAGCTTTCGAGCGATGCCGGCCGCAAGATGGTCGATCTGTTGAACATTTACCATCCGCACTACCAAACTGGTACTGCTGGTATTGCGCCAACGGATTTCGAGCACATCTTCCTGCACGGTGACCCGGTGTCGTATGATCACGGTCGCTTCATCCGCTTCTGTCAGGCTGAAGGCCATTTGAGCCAGCAGCAAGGACAACAGCGGTCTGCAGGTTGGGCGCCTCCAACAGCGAACCAAGGCGGTGGCGGCGGAAGCCAGCAGGTTAAGGGTTACGATGTTCAGATCGATACTCAGTTTGGAAACTTGCCCGGACCAATCCCGGACAACTTCCGTGGATTGCTTGAGTCTCGGGCCAAGAAGTGGTCGGACTTGATCCGTATCCCCTCGGAACACGAACAGGTCTTGTGGCTTGCTCGCGCGTTCCCTGGCGATGCCATCGAGTTCGCATTCCGCGATCACCCAGACTGGCTGTCGGCCGAAGTGACTGCGATTACTCGTGCTCGTGGCAGTGCTGCGGTTCCTCCGCAGTACCCACAGGGTGGATACCCACCGCAGGGTGGCTATCAACAGCCTGGCGGGTATCAACAGCCGCCACAGGGCTATCCGGCCCCACAAGCTGGATACGGCGCTCCTGGATACCCACAAGGGTATCCTCCGCAGCCAGGTCCGGCCGGTCAGTATGGCGTTCAGCCGCCGATGACCAACAATCAGTACCCGCCGGTTGGTAATCAACAGGCGATGACTGATCCGAACGCACCTCCCCCTACCAATCAGCCTGGTCAACCAGCAACCTCCGGGTATGTGGCTCAGGCCGGCGCTCCTGTACAGGGGCAGCCAGGTCAGCCCGCCGCGGGTGGCGCTTGGGGACAAACGGGGTTTGGAGTGGGGAACGCAGGTGTTCCCGGTGCCGATCCAGCCTTGCGACCTGGGCAGAACGCTCTGCCTGGTTATGGAATGCCTCAGGGCGCCCCGCAAGGGCAACCAGGAGGCGGATATGGTGGCCCTCCAGGGGGTCCACTAACTGGCGTACCTGATGCTGCAGCGAGTGCTGCGCAGGCCGCTTTGGCCGCTGCACAAGCTGCAATCGGTAGTGCCCATGTCGGCCCGCCTCAGGGCTGATCTCGTCTGACGTTATCGTGCCCGGCGTGTTCATCACGCCGGGCACGTCTTTATTGGCGGCAATACTTTTAGGGTGAGACCTGTGGCGAAAAAGCGATCAACTGTCGCGAGCGTGGGCGATGCTTGCGATGAACATAGTGATTATCGGGATGGCATTCAGTCCGCTGTGCTGAAACAGATGCAGACGAACAACAAAGGTCTGGAAATGCTCACGCATGAGCAGACTATTTGGAAGTGTGGCGGCATTGCGCTGCCGTCGCTTTGTCTCAGGTTTCTGCAGCATCAGGAAGCCTTCCCGCTTGGCAAGACGATTACGCTCAGCGGCTTGTTCGGGAGCAACAAAACGTCACTGGCCTTTGAGATCATGCGGTGGATTCTGATCCATCGCGGAATCGGCTGGTACAACGACGTTGAACGTAAAGACTCACCAGGTATGCGTGAGTCTATGCTGGAGTACAACCAGGAATGGTTGGACAATCTGCAGATCCTTACTTGCCCGACCCAAGACATCTGGCAGAGTGGTGTGCGGACCCAGTTTGATTCTGTGTTGAAGTTCTCAGAGAAGCACGGCGGTCGGTTCCGCGTTATTGGTGGTTCGATTGTGGATTCGGTAGCAGCGGCAAAGCCAGCTGCCGAAGCCGCCAAGTCCCTGAAGGAACACAAGGGTGCTGGTACTCGTACCCATCCGGTGGTGGCCCTGTACAACAGCGATTGGCTCAGCAGCGTGGTTCACACCGTGGCTGCCGGTCCGTTCGTGTTGTTGCTGATCCAGCACAGTTCTGATGTGGCTGTCGATGGCGTGCCTGGCATGACAACCCGGAAGCAAAAAGGTGGTATGGAAGTCGCGTTTGCGAAGACCAGTGCCTTCGAGCTGACCAAGAAGGGTGCCATCAAGGAAACGTCCAGTGGCGGCGGTGTGAACATTATCATCGAGTGCAGCAAGAACGCTCTCGGTCCGGCTAAGCGTAAGATCGAGGTTCCTGTCCGATGGTACTGGGAGCCGGATCCGAATGCGGATGATGGCACACACCGACAACGGTACTACTGGGACTGGCACCATGCGTCGATTAAGACGTTGCTCAGTTTTGAGACCATGGACGGTCGGAAGGGTACCTGGAAAGAGATCAAGGAAGTTTGTGACCTGCATGTCGCTTCAGGTGCCCGTGTGTGGTCTCGCGCTCTTGAGATCCCTGAGGCTAGTCCGGTCAAGCTGTCTGAAGCTGGTGAAATCCTGGAATACGACCATCCAGAACTGTTGCCTCGACTTTATGACATCCTGCACATTCAACGACGTCCCATTATGCCAGTCGGCGGGGATGTGTTGAACTTGTGGGAAGGTAAGGTTGAAGTGCCAGCGATTCCATTGCCGCCACCTTATCCACGACGCGGAAATGTCGGGGGCGATGAGGATGACGAGTGACGATGACCCAAGAGCTGAGATTGCTGCTGCGGCACGTGAGCAGCAGCAAATCAACTCACGCGAAAACGCGGAGTCAACATTCACACGTCGCATCCTGCACAGGTTCGCGCCAAAGCTGAGCATCCCCAAGATGATTCAGGGGCTGGGCAAGAACCAATTGTCGCTCGATCTTCTGCCACAAATCCTCGACAACTTGCCAATTCGGTTCGCTGCCGAGTATGTTCGTTACCTGGACGAGATCACTGCATCCGATTTGTTGGGTGGCAAATTGGCCAATACGCCCTTGTGGCGGGCTTATGTTGCTGCCATCGAACGCCGTGGTGTCGACCTGCGAAATTCGTTTTTTGGCCTGATTACGCCGTGGGTCAGTAGCAGTGCTGTGGTGCTGCACAACTGGCCTCGGCACGACGAAAGCCTTGATCGACACCAGAGTTACGGGCGCTTCGTGTTGACGTCTAGCAAACACAACTCGACACCTATCCTCTTTTCCTTGGAGCCGTTGACCACGCTACTGGATGCTTTGGAACGCCACGGAACGCGGACCAATATGCCAGGGGAGTAACATGCCGGACACGACGTCGCTGTACGATTCACCGTTGTACAAGACCTTCACTCCTGATCACTTTGGTCGTCAGGAGCTGCAGAAGGTCTTGGATAATATGTATCGTACCACGCGAGTCGCATCCCCATCTTCTCCAACAGAGATTCGGTTCAACCCGATCACCAGGAAGACACAGTACGGCTTCCGGTACACGTCGTTGGCTCTGTCACGCGTGTGCCGGGCCTTGTCTCCTGGGCTTTCCAACGTGATCTCCAACGTCTCTGGGCCGACTACAACCGACAAGGGCCAGCGGGAGAAATATTCAACCCCCGTTGCTTGTGCGGTTTTCAATCAATTGGTGGACCTGCGATTCCATGCTGTACTGACCAAAGCACAGCTGGTCATGGATGAAGAGCGGAAGACCCTGGAAGGGATGCTGGGGCCGCAGACCCACTATCTGGAAAACTCGTCGCTGCTCGACCTGGTCGAGAACGCTTTGACTGATTGTTGCGATGCGCGGTTCGCCGGGGCCACTTTAGCCGGCCGGCGACTGTTCGTGCGATACCTGCGGCCAGACGTTATGGAGACGCCACTCGGCGATTATCGTTGCGGTTATGCCGTGTGTGCGACTGAGTCTGGCGATGATTCGATTCGTGCTTACTTGCTTTACGAAAGCGTGGAGACCGGGCACAGCTGCCTGGAGATCCCCGCTGGCGGTACCTATCGACAACGACGTACCGGGTCAAAGTTCATGGAGCAAATCAAACGATTGCTCGTGAAGCTGGCTATGGCGAAGCCCCGTGACTTCAACCACGATCTCGTGGCACTGGATAGTCAACCGTTATTCCCTAACACAGACGAACGGACAATGGGCCTGGTCATGTCCCGATGGAGACGCCAACTCAAGTTGGCTGGTATGCCGGCCGATATGGCGAACAACGTTGTGAACACTCTTGTGAATGGAACTGATTCAAGTAGTCCGCCAAGTCTGCTTACCCTCGCAGAACTGACGGAGCATGATCTGTTTGTGGCGGCAATGGCGGCCGGACAGAATCGCGGGCAGCGGCTTCGTGAGCTATCTGAGCGCGCGACATTTAGCGTGTTTTTTGGAGACAGTGTATGAAGAAGAAAGGTGCGACGACAGCAATCACTGCCCGAGGTGCTGCTGTTGAAAAAATGCAGGCGGCCGTTGGTGCAATGTCACCCAAGCTCCGCAAGGTTTACAACACGTTGCGATCACAACGGCTGGGTTTGATTGCAAATTCGTTGCAGTATTATCGTGAACTGGGCGAGCACATTGAAACAGTTACGGAGGATGTCAACACGTATGGCGCCGGGGCAATCAAGCTGCTGGCCCAGGCGTTGGAGGCTTCTCCGGATGGACTTTATAAGGCCAGGTCGTTCTACAAGAACTACACGGAAGACGAGTACGAAGCTCTGGTGAATCTGCGGACCAGTGTTGGCGATGCGCTGACCTGGTCACATGTGATCCAGCTGCTCTCGATTCCCGACCACGGCAAACGGACTCGCCTGCAGGAGCAAGCTGCGAAGCAAAGCTGGACCAGTGACGAACTGCGTCAGGCGGTCACTGAGCTGATTGGCGAGAAGACCAATCGTGGCGGTCGTTCTGGTCGGACTGTCGTCCAGCCTAAGAATACCATGCAGGGGTTGAAGAACTACTGCGTGAACGCCGGCGAGTTTGTCCGCAAGTCTGAGAAGATGTGGGGGCAGTTCTTCGAGAACGCGATCTCGGCACCGCCGGACACTGTCAATAAGGTCGATCTTGACCAAGCGGAGCGTGTGGTCGAGTTGGCTTCCAAGGCCCTGAAGGAAGCCCAGAGTCAGGTTGACGCTGCTACCAAGCTGCGGGATCGGTATAAGAGCGTGCTGGCCGAGCGGGAACCTGACGAAGACGATGAAGAAGACGAGGACGACGAGGATTAGTCATGCGACGCTTCTCGATCTGCGTGTTGTTGTACGGTGACCAGGAACATGCCTGGTTACATGATCGCTGTTTGACTTCGTTGATGTCAGTCCTGCCGCGCGAGAGTGCGGAGTTCAGGATCGGTATGAACGAGGTGACAGCGGAGTCAACACATGTGTTGGTCGAGCAGTTTGCCGCGCATTTTGGTCACGTGCAAATCTTTTCCGGCGGCAACATCGGAAAGTATCCCCGTATGAACCACATGTTTGCCACGATCCCTGAGGATCACTACATGATGTGGTTCGACGATGACAGCTTTTTGAAACCAGAGCTGATTGGTCACGGGCAGGAATGGCTCGATAAGATCACTCAGCTTCAAGAGAAGACCCCAGGGATTCTCGGCGCGACTTATAACCAGCATTGGAGCGGTCGGCATCGACGTTGGGTAATGTCGCATCCCTGTTACAGGGGTGTGCCACTTCACCCGACACATGAGCAATTCATCACTGGCGGGTGGTGGGTTGCTCCGATGCGGATCCTCCGAATGCTGGCATGGCCCAATAAAGATCTGTACCATAACGGCGGCGATCGTATGCTGGGCTGGGTGGCGCGGCAAAATCACGTACCGCTTGTGCGGTTTTTCGAAGGTGTGGCTATCAACGCTGACGCGTCAGGTGTCGAATCGACGGCACCCCGCAGAGGGTTGAGTACAAAAGGGTTGGGAGATTGATTCAATGGAAATCGAAGCGGCGTATCATTCAATTGATGCAAAACGTCTCACAGAGGACAGTCGGGCTCGTCGCGAGCCGACTTCTGTGTTCATCCCTTTCGGGGACGCCCCTTTGGATGGTCCTGGTCGTTACTTTTCGCTGGATTTCGATTCAGCTGGGGGTTTCCACTGGTCTATCATGGCTGATCATTCTACTGGGGTTCGAGTGCCTGTGAACCGGTTGCTTCCGCGGGACAATGCCGGCGTGGCCGGTTTGGCGTCTGTGATCTGGCAGGCCCGCGAAGAGTTCATGGAGCAGCACGCTAACTACAAACTTACCGAAGTGATCGGGGTCGTGTTCGATCCGGCAGATGATCCAAAAGAAGCAATCCATTTCGGCATGTACGTTAAAGTGCGATGACAAACCTAGCTGAAGAGAAGCCGCCTACCTTCAGCATCGTCAAGATCATGCAACTGCGTGACAGCTTGTACGACGCACTGGTTGGGCGGTATGCCGAGATCTCGATCTCCGACATCGAGGATCTTGATCTGCTGCTTGATGACCTGATGCCCCGCCTGCCGAAGGGAATCCTTCGCGGCACGATGTTTGAGACGTTTCGCCCATTCATGGGAAGTCCCTATCCAGCAACCTGGTGGCGGGAGTTCTTCTGGCGTGTGGCTGGTAATGAGTCGTTGTTGGCCTCTGGTGTTCCACTCAGGCCCTGGCGAGCCCCGGGGGTGAAAGAATGGGTGCCAATTCAGATCATGCGTGTCGACCCGGCGCCGGCACATAAGAGTGATCACAGGTACATGCTGCACTGCAAGGCATTGGCCGGACAGGCCTGTCCTTTGGTGTGGCAGAAGATTGTCACTGGAGCCTGGTTGAAGCGGCTGTCCAGTTTTACTGGTTTCACGAAGTTCAAGGGCGCCAGGCCGTACTTGACTCCGTACCAGTTTACCGGGCTGCGATTGGTCGTCTTGCTGGATCCGGCACTGAGTCGAGATGGCAAGCCGAACTTCTTCGATTTGCGATGCAGTGGCTCGCATTTGGAACATAACAACGGGGTGCTGTCACGGCGGTACCGCCGGGGCTTTGAGTGCCCGAAGTCATTTGATCATGAATGTCACGTCTGCGCGATTGGGTACACAGAGTGCCCGGCGGCAACCCACATGGCGACATACACTCAGGGCGCCTGCTCTGAGTGCGGTCCGGATGCCTGGTTTGATCCGGAAGTCAGTACACAGATTTGCGTTCAGTGTTGGCGCAAGAAACTTGTCAAAGGTTCATAAGAGGTATTTTTGGGATGGATGCACAAGAGCAAGCCCCTTTGTCCGAGTTGGAGCAACTCAAGTGGAAGAAGTTCCCGGTGTTCAACGACGGATTCGTTTGTTTGGTCGACGCCATGGGTTGCGACCAGTCTGTCGTTCGCGCTGCGCGAACCAGTTATGGCAATGAGGCCCGTGGAGACTTCGCTGAAGCCTTGGCCAGTAAAGATCGCACTTTGTTGCGGTACCTGATGCGGCACCGGCACTCAACACCGTTTGAGATGGCTGAACTGATCTTCCTGGTCCGCGTTCCGATGGATACGTGGCGTCAGTGGATTCGGCACCGTACAGCCAGCGTGAACGAGTACAGCACGCGGTACGCGGAGGCGATCGACAGCCGGCAGACCACGCCCGAAGAAGGCTGGCGGTTGCAGTCAGTTGTCAACAAGCAGGGTTCGTCGGGTGCTGTGGTGACGGATCAGTGGCCGGAAGGCTACAAGATCTGCGGGATTATGCAGGAAGACGTGGTCATGGCGGATCATGAACTGACCGATCAAGAGAAGCGTATTTGGCGTCGATGGGCCATCATTCGCGCGGATGGGTCGGGCGGCTGGGAGCATACGGTCACGTTTAACAACATGGCCTACGAAGATGTTACGCCGGGCCGGTATCTCTCACACATGGAAATGCTGCAGCATCATTGTTCGCAGTCGACCTACGAAGAGCGGCTCAAGTTCGGGGTGGCGAAGGAAGTGGCTCGTAAGGATCTTCCGCTGTCCACCTACACGGAAGCCTATTGGAAGACTAACCTGCACAACCTGTTGCACTTCCTCGGTCTTCGAATGGACGCTCATGCCCAGCTTGAGATCCGTACCTATGCCAACATCATGGGGAACGAGATCCTCGCGAAGTTGTTCCCGGAGACCTGGCAGGCCTTCCGCGACTACCGCCTGGACGCGATGTCCTTGACGCGGCTCGATTTGGAAGTCATGGCCAAGATTTCCAATCATCTGGCAACTTGTGGTGGCACAAGCCGGATGTCCGAGTTTCCATTGCGGTTGCCGCATATCAGCGACAGCATGTGGCCTGACGAATGGCGTGACAGGATTTGTCGTGAGCGCGATGAGTGTATCGCGAAGCTGCAGCGCATGGGCTTCATTCAGACGCCCACGGCTGCCTAATTGTATTGTCGGTAATAAAGTTAGAGGTGTTCATGATACTACCTGGGAGTAAGTCTGCCGCGGCTGAAAAGCTGTTGAATTCCGATGCCTGGTCGGTGGTCTATTGCACGCGAACGTGTGCGGATATGACTGGTCCTATTGATTGGGCCAACACCCATAAGTGTCATGACTGGCGGAACTACGTGCCGCAAGCAGTGCGGGACGTGTGGGATGAGTTGACTGTGGAAGCTCGTCTGGCGGTGTGTCTGACGGCCATGCCCATGGCCGACCGCGAAGATTGGGAGTAGTTGTTTCTGGAGATTGGTTCAATGGCTGAGAAGATGTGTTTGGTGATCCCGGCGTCCTGTGGATGTGTGGGCTTGTGCGGCTTTGCGGGAGCGAAGGAGTCGATGGGCATTCCACCGATTCTGCAGAGCTTCTCGCATACTTGGCAGTACATGCCACTGGTGAATCCGGTTGGTTTGGAGAATCTGCCCAATGGCATGGCGAAGGATTTGACTGAGGACTATCCCCGGTCGGCCAAATTCATGCCGCGATCGATCTGCGAGACGGATCCCAATTGGAAACAGTTGATTCCGTACGCCATGATCACCTGGAATGATCAGGTCTTGTGCTATCGGCGGCCGGAGAACAATGCGGAGCCGCGTCTGAGCAATCAGCGTTCGTTGGGCTTTGGTGGACACATCGATCCGAGCGATCTCGCGCAGACGTTCGTGCGGGCACCGCTTGCGCAGGGCACCGTGTATGCCACCAACTTGGTGCATGCCGCCCTGATCCGCGAAGTGGAAGAAGAACTGAAGTTCAAGCTGTCGACCGAGACGGCCCGGCGCTGTCAGTTCATTGGATATGTCAATCATGACGATACGGAAGTTGGCGCTGTCCATCTTGGCATCGTGTTCCATATCGAACTGAACGGCAATCAGACTTTCGAACCTTCGGATGAAATCGAGGGGGCTGAATTGTTGTCAATTGACGATGCGTATGCGAAGATCGACGAATTCGAACTCTGGTCGCAGTTTGTTCTGCGGGGTTACAAGAGTTTGCCACGACCCGCGGCGGTGCAGGAAGCTGCCGCACAAGCGTAGGACACGAAATGGAAACACCAGGACTTTTCCAAGATGCACACCCAGGCTACCAAACCCAACAGGTGCGGACGCCGGGTGACGATCGTTGGTATTCTCCAAACCGGGACATTGCCTATGTGGGGCCAGCCCTAATCAAGCAAGCCTTGATGGGTTTGCGGCTGCCCGTGGACCCCGGTTCGCCATACGAGGCACTGCTGAATCAGCTCACGCCTGAACAACAGCACGAAGAGATGGCGGCGTTCGCGAAAACCTTGGCTCGTCTGGTCATGCTGTCCACCAAGGACGGCCGGTCACTCCCAACTGTACTGGCCGATCTGCAGGCGGAAAATGATCCTGGTGCTTCGGTGTCGTGGCAGATTCGTACCGCAGTGCTGGCCCGGTTGGGCGAGATCTGTCTGGGTTGCTGCTTTGCAGCCTTGAAGGACATTACCCCAGCCGGCGGGCAGCCGCCGCATCAGCGATCGATTGAAGGGCTGGTTTTTGAGGCTGATCGGATGGCCAAGCTCTTGAATCCAGAAAAACAGACTGGACCGTAATCAATGTCTTCTCTGCTTGAATCTTCCGCTGTTTGGGCGCGAGCGGTGCGCGCTGTGATCCCGACGCCTTGGCCTCGGGATTACATTGTATTGGATACAGAGACGAGCGGGCTTGACCCGCACGCAGATCTGGTATTGCAATACGGTTGCGTGGTGGTCCGAGGTAATGTGGTGGTTCACGCGTCACGCGCTTATCTCAATTGGGTCTCACCTGGGCGGATCACCGAGGATCAGCTCCGCAACAAGATGGCCGGCGTTGCAGCTAAGATGGCTGAAAAAGGCGCTTGTTATAGGCTAGACTGCGATACCGTTTTGCGCGAAGGGCAAGACCCGCTCGTTTTTATCAGTGCTTTGGCAGATACGATTCGTATGGCTTTGGATAATGGACTGGCGATTGTCGGGCACAACCTCTGTACGTTTGACCTTGTGTTGCTTTCACGAGCGATCACCGACCTGACTGGCCGACCACTCCTGATTCCAACCAATAAGGTGTTCGACACTGGGATGTTGGAAAAAGGGCGACAGTTAAACAATGTGCCCAGTGCCTTTGAAGATCAGGTGCAATGGTTCACCAGGATCGCGAATACTCGGTCCAAGGTTAAGTGGAAATTGGATGGCTGGTGCGCCGATCTTTACGATCTTTGGGGCAAGTCCGGCCTCGACGTTACAGCAGCCCATGACGCGATGAGTGACTGTATTCTCACGCATCATCTTTACCAGAGTTTGAAAGAGTTAATCGAAAATGCCTAAGCAACAGTTGATTCGAGATCCCAGAGCAATTCAAGAACTTGTGGCACAGCGTCCGACAAAGCCGTTGGCTGTCGCGCTGGACATGGCTACAAATTGCGGGATTAGCTTCGCTTGGTTTGATCCGGAAAAGCCGGTGACTGTGGCTGCGTTGCAGCCAATTTTCATGGGGCAGTTAGATTTGTCCACGGACAAATACGAATCGGGGGCGTTGCGTTTTGTTCGTTTTTTGCAGTTCCTTCGGGAACTGAATCCGTCCATTGTGTGGTTTGAAGACGTGAAGTTTTCGCCACCGGCTGGATTCAATATGAAAACCATCGCACAGGTGATGGCCCGAACCTACCCCACTGCAGAGTTTATCGGTGCATTGAAAGGTTTGCTTTGTGCGTACTGCGAAGAGCATAACGTACCTTGTGCTGGTCTCCCGATTGGTTCGATCAAGAAGCGAGCCACCGGAAAGGGTAACGCGAACAAGGTTGAAATGATTCAAGCGTGTAACGCGCAGTTCGGGACTGACTTTGACACAGAGTCTTACGAGACATCTGGCGTCGACAATATCGCTGATAGCGCGTTTATTCTGTTACTCGGACTCGAGACGCACGGACGCGGCGTGCCGTCGTAAGTAGTCAATGGCTTTCTGTAGCAGTTCTTGATTGTCGTTAATGGCGCCAAGCATCTGGTTGCAAGTCATGCAGAGCAGTTGTCTGACTCGACCGGTCTTGTGGTCATGGTCCACAGCTAAGTCGATAATCCGGCCGTTTTGTTTGCTCCGTTCTGGTTGCAGGCAGATGGCACAAACACCATTTTGTTCAGCCAACATGCGTTCATAATCGCACAGCCCGATGTCAAACCGACACCGTAGTTGGATGTTTTTTCTGACACGTTTGCCTTTTGCAGACTTAGCAAAATCGCGTCTTGTCTGCAGGTGCCGCTCTCGTGCTTCTGGGGTTTGGTTGGCGTACCAAGCGCGAGTTGCTGCCGCTTTGCATTTCTTGCAGCGACTTTGACCTTTTGAGAATTCGTCGATTGGCTTCGTGAGCAGGCATTTGCTACATTGACGTGAGGTCATGGCAGACTCCCGTAAAGTTTGCTGCGATTAGAGTTGTCGCTGGTGACAGCCAGCGGCAACTCGTTTTACTTACTACGCACTTTTGTGGGAAGACCACATGACCGAACAAACCGAAGAAGAGAACCTGTTACCTGATTTGCCAACCCTGGCTGAAGACCCGGCGTTCTCGGTGCTCTTCCAGGGTATGAAATGTTTTTGGCAAAGCTACCTGGTTTGTCATGCCGCAACCTTGCGACATCTGGCCATTACGCATCCACATTTGTCGGATGAAGCCCGGATCGGGCTTGTCTCAAAGTGTGCTTCAGCGGCCGTTGAGGCTGCAAAGAAGCAACCACCCACAGCTAAAACTCTCTACGAGAAGTTTAAGACTATCTGCGGCCCAATTCTGCGTGAGTTGGGTGTAAGCGAAGACGAGATTCAAGAATTGGAAAAAGATGCTTCTGCAGACCCCGGAATGTAGTGTGTTTTGTGTAGGTTGGACTGGCCAGGAAGTGGCTTCCAGTTCAGCGCTGTGGCGACCAAGTGCGCCTAAGAATTACACGAAGGAAGACACGATCCGCGCATGGATCGAAGATCATAAAGCTGATGCACCGGTCTTACCATTCGTTGGTGAGGTCAACGATATCTGGATTTTGGACAGTGCCGGCAACCAGGTGTTCACGACGCCTGACATCGTGGCGTTTCTGCGTTTTGCAGATCACCATGCCGGGTTCTCCAACATGGGTGCGTTGGATCCGGAGATCAGCCCCAAGGCTGTGTTTGTCGGATTTAATGTTAAACAGTTATTCCTGTCGGTCGCGGCCGAGTTGTGGGATCGCGGGGAACAGACCCCTTTTCGCTTCTGGCATGCCACTCCAGGGCTGTTCGATATCAATGATCTGTTGATCCCTGGTGCATTGCGGAACGGTTTCGATGTCGGATCTTTGTTGGCAGTGGGTGCCAAGCGGTTCCTGCCGACGCAGTATCACCATTTGTCCGGTACGGGTAACGCTGTCATGCAGACCGGTGAAAGCAAGGCGCTCGTCGCGCTCGCGCTGTGCCGGTATGCCAAGTTGATCTGAGGTCGTAATGGCGGAACAGTTGTTATTCGGGCAGACGGGCGCTGATAAGGTTGCTCGTCTGGAATTGAAACAGATGGTTCTCGGGTCACGGGTCATGATGCGTGATCTGTTGACCGATGGTGTCTGGTTTACATCTGCCCTGACACTGACATCGTTCCGCCTGCCGTCAGATCCTCTTGCGGATTTCTTGGCCCGCAGACCAGAAGACTGGCTGCGGGTCTATATGACACGGACCAAGCTGTTTGACGGCATTGGTACCAAGAAAATGACCTGGTGGGACTATGCCGTGTTCTGGTGTCCGAAGGAGGCCTGGAACTATATCGGTTCGCATCTTGCGAACTGTGTGTTCAAGGATGGTGACGAAGCGACTTATACCAATTGGATGCAAGGTAGCGTGTTGGACGTTCCAGCATGCGAGATGATGCCAGCCGGCGCGGAACCATACCGCGTGGAAGTGGCTGTGTTGGGAATGAAAGCACCAACCTGGGAGCACGAGATCTCGGTTCCCGAAGAGCGTTGGTTGCCCCTGCAAGTGAAAAGAAAGCCATTATGAAGATTGAGATGCACCTGCCACGCAGTTTCGACGCCGATGTGGAGTATGATCCGACCACGCGTGTGGTTACTATCAAGCCCACAGCGGTGACCCGTGGTGTGGTTCCGTTGATTGGTGTTCGAACGATCGCCGACAAGGATGAATCGAAGGTGAAGACGTCCATGATCAACTTTGATCTTGGTACCGGTGAGCCTACGATTGCTACGAAGCGGCAGCAGAAGGCTGGTAAGACGTTTGATGAACCGGATGGTGTCCCTGCAGAAGAGAAGAAATAGCAATGCCTAAGCCCAAAGGTTTTGGATTCATCCCTGGTGAGAACTTCACCACACCAGAACAGCTATTCGAACTGGTTGTTACCCAACAGCCACAGTTCTGGGTTGCGGCGCTGCCCTCGGATTATGATCAACCTGCGGGCGTGTTCCCCTTCACAGAGAAGGACGAGGCAACGCAATTCGCGACTGAGCAGATGGACGCAGGTGCGACCTGTTTCATCTTTCACGGCACCTACAGTCCGATGTCGGTGCCGATCTTCCCGCACTGGAGTGGGCAGAATCCCCAGCAGGCGCCAATCATCGAGTTGCAGCACGGTCGGTACCTGGAAGAAGACCGTATGGTCGAGATCAGGGCGCTGTTCCGTAAGCAGAAGGAGAATGCTCGTGTGGCACTTGAACATCTCGCTGAGCGACCGGTCGAAACGGCGGATACAGTGGCACCTGAACCGGTTGTGGCTGGTACTTCTAAGCCTGGGCCTGACGGCACTACGCCTGCAGCGCCCGCCGTGGTGTCCGAAGCTGTGCCACCATCTGCGGAGAACTCGTCGCTAGAGCCGCCGAACCCGGATCCAATCTCTGCCGAGGGGCCAGATTCCGATGATTTTGATGACCTTCCGCCGGACTAAATAAGTCCAAAAATGGTGTCATATATATTTAACCGCGGTTATGTCATCACAGATCCACGAAGCCCAGGCGCCTTTGTCTGGGCTTTTTTAGTTTGTAGAGCCGGGCGGGTCGCGTTTGGTAAGGGTTGGGGTTGGCTAAGCTCACGGCGAAAACGTACGTCGCTTACCGGCCCTATAAATCCTCAAACGCGACCCGCCCGGCTCTCTTTGCACAAAGGGAATCAGCAATGTTGAAGACTCTCGTTTGTTTGGTTTTGGTGTTTTGCTGCTCTGGGTGTGTCTCAGGCAGAATGATGTGTGGTACGTCGGTGTCGGTGGAATGCTCGATTGATACGGAAGACTTCCGTACCGAGTGTTCGAAAGAGCATCTGGGTGTCAAGTTGACACGCCAGTTTTGAGAGGTTGGTGCTTTTGTGTGAACTGACGTGCGTCAGTTCCGTCTGCTTTTCTCCATAAAGGAAGGTTACTGTTATGAGTCACAGACCAAGTTCAGTGCTGGCTAAGTTGGCGGCGATGGTTGGATCGATCGACATGACACATGCCGCAGGCAGTGTTGCGATGACGATGATCTCCGGCGTCAACAAAGGTGAGTTCAAGACCCCAATTCGATACCTGGGCACTGTGTGCTACCTGGTACTCGAAGTCTCACCGGTCAGTTGCCAACCAGTCATTCGAGGGTACAGTGCCGGCATCGGCAACTATCCCCACGAGGTGCTGTTTGGTGCGCCAAGGTTCAATAATATGGCCCATGATCCGAGCGGTCGATCCAGGTTACGCCCACCACAAAGTGACGCGGTTGGATTGGCTTCTCTGCGCATGTTTCCATATATGGCCAGCGGCGCTCATATCATCGAAGAAGACCAGGTTCAGTTGCCACAGATCCTCGCGCAGGTCAATGATGACGTGCTCGCGAAGGGCGCCAACAGCGGTAAGCTGAAGGCCCTCGGAAAGGAACTGCGGAAGAATTGCCGTAACTGGCATCGGTTCGCATCCCCGGTTACGGGACAAGTGACAGAGATGCTGCCCACTGAAAACGAGAATCACTACAAACTCGTGATCGAAACGGTAGCCGGTCGTCATGAAGTCCTGGTGCCCGCTGGTTGTACGCTGGACTTCGAGTACGCGGATGGTGCTCCGGCGCCGTTCGTGACTGCGGGTCAGCAACTGGTGCGGAGTCTCGATGGTGTGCGTGACTATGTCTGCGAAGACTTCGCCTGGATGAGTCTCATCCAGACGATCACCACCCCCAAAGGTCAAGAAGTCAAGGTAGTGCCCTTCGGCTACCTGTCCGATGCGATTCGGCGTAAGACCGTTCAGGTCGAGGCGCTGTTCGAAGATGTGGAACCGCTGTTGGGACCGCCAATTGAAAATCCTGCCAAGATTGTTTTGGCCGGCATCCCCAATGCCGAACAGATCAACGAAGGCGATCATCCCGTCCGGGCGCAAGCCATCTCGCGTTTCCGCCGTGAACTCGGTGATACGTCAGTGTTTGCCACGGATGAAGATCTCCTGCAGGGTCTCCAATACCCCGATGATCCACTCCACCTTTCGGGCATGGCGAAGATCCAGCATTGGACCATCAGCCACGAAAAGAGTATGTTGTTGACGCGGCCTGAGTGCTTTGCCGACTTCCAAGGGATGCGTCCTTCGTGGCGCCGCCTGCTGGGTTATCCAGACCTGGAACCGGTTCTGCATCGCGTGATGACGGAAGCGGAAAAGGACGCCGAGAATTACACAGAGGCGGCTTTGTCGGTTCTGCGTCGTTATCCAACCCTGACCGCGAAGACGATCCATCGTGTCGAGGCCATGCAAAACGATAACGCAGATCATGAGACCGTCCGTACTTACCTGTCCGGCCTGCACAAGCATCAGCAGGGCGGGGAAGAAGAAACGGAAAGCCCAGAGGCAACCTATGATGACCAACACGCCGAAGCAGTGTCGGGAGCGAATGCTGGCCAAACTGCTGGAGTGTGATCCGGTTCCGAAGATCTATCCGATCTTACCAATCCCGGAAAATCTGGCTATGGTTTGTGTCTGGCAGATTGACGACGACTTGTGTATCGGCGACCATGCCGAGTTTAGCGCTTTAGCACCAGGATACCGTGAAGGAAATCGAGTCTTGTATTTCACAGTCACACGTGAATTATCAGATCAGATCCTCGCCCGGTAAGTCTGTTTTCAAAAGGATCGTTATGTGGCCAGCGACCTCATGTCGCTGGCCACTTGATCCTTCTTTTTAGCTATGGAGTTTTTACATGTCAGACTTATTCGCAGCTGCAAACGCCGGGGCTCAGATCGCTTCTGCTGACTATGCCGGACCGCGCGTTCAACGGGCCGATGAATACCGACGACCGATCTCACCGGTTGTTGAAGTCATCGACACCAGCAATATGAACACGGTGGTCAGTAAGGTGACTGTGAACGCGCCGCACCATAAACCTGGTGGTTATGGTGACGAGGCTCCACCGCCGGAGGCGCCGCCAGGTTACACGCCGCAACCACCTCCTCCTGGCACAGTGGACCCGATTGCGGCCTTTCCAACAGCGGCTTTGGATGCTCCGGCAGTTCCTGCAGAAGAGTTCTTTACCCCAGCGGTTGACGCCCCACCGCCATTGCTGGAGATTGGAACTGTGGCGCCTGCTGTCGCGGCACAGCCTGTTGTGCCGCCTGCACAGGTCTCACTGTTCGATCAGTTCAAGACGGAAGTCCAGAAGGTGGCAGCACGTCTGCCAGAGAACAAGATCTCCGCTGAGTGGGAGGTCCGGGTTGGTGGGGAGTCTGAGATGTTTCCTGCCGAATACGCCGAGATCCTGGTACAAGAAGACCTTATGGTCTTTGTCGCCAGTGATGGAGACCGATTGTGGTTGCCGAAAAGCTCGCAATCTGCTGAAATCGCTGTCAAAGTTGGGAATCTCGTTTTCGTCGTAATCGTTTTGCCGATTAAGTTTACGTTCGACGGAAACCAGTTCCGAATGGCGATGATTCAGAAATCGGTTCAAATTTAGGCAGGATGCCCAATGCCAAGTCCCAACGCGCCCGGTCCAATGCAGCAGACATTTCGTGGAAGTGAGGCCCTCCCGGACCCATTCTGCGATATCGCTGCCCTCATCATGCCTCAAACCATGAGTGAGGCCTTCCGTTGGTGCGAACGGGTCTACGAGCGTATGGGTGTCTACCGATCCGCAATCCAGCGGATCATTGCCTACTTTTTGACGGAACTCGATATCTCGTGTGACGATCGGGACGAACGGCAAAAGTACGAAGAGTACCTGAACGACGAGCTGAACATTAAGTCCGCATTGACTGAGTTTGGTCTGGACTACCAGTTCTGTGGTAACGTGTTCCGCTCGATTATCGTGCCGCTCAAACGGTTCCTCGAGTGCGGTACCCCGGGTTGCGGGCTCGAGCGGCCATTGACCGAAGTCATGAAGAAGGCGGAATACAAGTTCGCCTGGCGTGACTATACGTTCAATGCCACCTGCCCGCGCTGTAAGTGCCATACACAATGGAAACGTCGCGATCGCCGGTCTGGTGAAAAGCCTGAGCTGATCATCAAGAAGTGGAACCCGCACGAAATCGAAGTCCTGTACGACGAGTACAGTCAGAAGACTCGGTACCTGTGGAAGATCCCGGAAGACTATCGCCGCCAGATCATGAATGGCGATCCGCTGGTTTTGGAGAATGTCCACTGGTCGATCGTGGAAGCCGTCAAAGCGAACCGCTGGTTGCTGTTCGATGATGGATACATCTACCACGCCAAGGAACACTCCCTTTCTGGTCAGAAGAATCGTGGTTGGGGTATCCCAGCCACGTTGACCAACTTCGGCATCGCGTACTACGCAATGGTGCTGAACAAGTACAACGAAGCGATCGCACTGGACTATGTGATGCCCTTCCGGGTGATCACACCTGAATTGAAAGGCGGACCTACCGAGCAGGAAGGCGTCTTCAAGATGGGTGTGAGCATCTTCGTGCGTCGTGTGCAGCAGATGGTCACCGGCCGCCGCTTGGATCCAACCAAGTGGAACGTGCTTCCATTCCCGATCAAGTACCAGGCCCTTGGTGGCGATGCCAGCCAGTTTACCTCGGCTGACCTGCTCACCAACGCCTACGACACAATGCTGAACTCGATCGGTTGTCCGATCGAGTTCTATCGCGGCACGATTGGTGGTCAAGCAGGTCAGGCTGTGGCCATGCTGCGGATCTTTGAATCCCATCACCAGAACTTCCGTGACCAGCTGATCAAGTTCGAACAGTTCATCGTTGATGGTGTGTCTCAGCGTCTGCGTTGGGAACCCGTCAAGGCCTCGTTGCTCAAGCCCCGGCACGCAGACGATATCATGCGTCAGCAAATGCAGCTGCAGTTGGGACTCAACAAGCAGGTCTCTCAGACCACCGCGCTTCGTGCGATGGACATGGACTTTGTGGACGAACAACGGCGTATGCTCGAAGAGCAGCAGATCGTGGCCGAACTCACTGCGGACAAGCAGAAAGAGATGGACCAACAGGCTGCCGCCGATCAGCTCATTCAACCAATGGGCGCTACCACGCTGTTGCAGCAAGCGCAGGGTGGTCAGCCATCCCCAATGCCAGGCGGACAGCCTGGTCCGGGCGGTCAACCAACTTCGGGTGGCGGCGCACCGCAGCCAGGCGCCGGTCCGAACGGTATGCCAGGCGGCCAGCCTGGTGGCGGTGCAATGGCCGGCAGTACCGGTATGCCCTCGTTTAACGTCGGGCAGATCCCACCGACCGACAACATGGAGCAGTACGTGGCCTCGGCTGATCAGATCGCTGAACAGCTCCTGCCATTGGATGAAACCACGCGTAAACAGCAGCTGTCACAGTTGCGGCAGCAAGACCCAGTCCTTCAACGGCTGGTCATTGACGCGTTGGAGAAGAAGCGTAATCAATATCGGACCCAGGGCGGTGCCATGTTGATGCAGCAGCAGCAGGGCCAGCCTCCGGCTCAGTAATCCTCGCTTGCTTGCAAAACCGGCCCCGGTCGATAAAGATTGGTACCTGTGTGTTTTCGTTTCTCTGTTTAAGGAATTTGCTGAATGAACGATGTGAATCCAGCGGCTACGGCAGACGGCCCACAGTCTGATTACCTCAAGACTCCTGGCGATCTGCAGGGCTGCTGCCCGAGTGATCCGAAGGGGCCAGCCGGTCCACTGGGACCAATGGACGAAGCGCCCGGCGATAGCTGTTGCGCATCGACCCCACGTGCGGCCTGCAGCCGCAACATGCAGCGGTTGACTGACGATCTCGTTTACGGGATCAAGCAGCTCAAAGACGCGCTGCCGGACGCCAAGCCCAAACAAGTCTTGTCGGTTGTCCGCGAGTTGCTCGCCAATGCGTTCAACAAGACCGAGGTGGAAGCTCGTCGTGAGCACAGTCTGCGTATGGGCTATCTGCAACGCCGCACGGCCGAGTCGATCGGCTCAATGTTCAACAGCCTCGAACGGCTGGTCGAGCAGGCGGAAGACGACGAAGATGATGGTGAAACGGAAGGAGCTTCTCCCGAAGAGGCCCTTACCAACGAAGGTGGCGCCGAGGCTCCACCAGCCGACGCCACGAATCCTGAAAACCTTGACCTGCCGCCCAGTGCGTAATACAAGGTCAGCATGGCACCTAAACCACGAGACCTGGTAGGGCTGGAAGTCGGCCGTTTAACCGTTTTACGTGTTGAGCGTAAAGTTGGTTATTACCGGTATTGGCGTTGCCAGTGTTCGTGTGGTGTCGAAGTGGTTGTTTTACAAAGCAACCTTACGCGACGAAATCCGCAGGTAACAAGCTGTGGATGTTATCGACGTGAAATGCAGTCCGGGCGCGCAAGTCGCCACGGCTTGTGTGATACGCCACGTTGGCGTTTGTGGCAGGGCGCTGTTAAACGATCTAAGGCAAAAGGTCTCCCGTGTACGTTGACCCCTACGGACATTCCAGAGATTCCGACACATTGTCCGATTCTCGGAATCGAATTGACTCCTGGTAAAGAAAAACCGGGGCCGAACTCTCCGTCACTTGATCGTATTGTGCCCGCTCTCGGGTATATTCCTGGCAACGTGCAAGTTATCAGCTTGAAGGCGAACGTCATTAAAAATGATGCTACTGTTGAAGAGCTGGAAGCTGTTGCGCGGTACATGCGTAATTTGCAGAAGAAAGATTGAATATGAACTTGTTTGTGGCTTTCGACGGGACAGACGGATCTGGGAAATCGTGTCAGATCCAGATGCTCGCCGACTATTTGAAGTCCAAGGGTGAAAGTCCCTTAGTGCTCGATCACCCGACCAAAGATGGTCTTGGCGGCTTCCTTCGGAAGTTGATGCACGCGGACAAGCAACGCTTCAGCACCTGGGCTGAGGCGTTCCTGTACGCCGCGGATCTTGCTGAGACGGCTTTGGCCCGAATCAAGCCTGCCCTGGAGGCAGGTCGTCCGGTGCTGGTGCATCGTTGGTGGTATAGCAGTTGTGTTTATCAGGCCGCGATTGACGGCGCTGATTGGGATGGTGTGAAGCACGTCTCGCTTTTGGCGGTTGACGGCATCCATCCGAATGTTGGGTTCATCATGATGTGTGATCCGAAGGTCGCCATGACTCGGATCGGGACTCGTCCTGGCGAGATTGTGTCGCCGTACGAGAACGAAAAGCATCTGCAGCAAGCCTTTGATGGCTTCACACGGTTGTTGAATACGTCACAGGATGTGCAAGAACCGTTGTTCATGGTGGATACCTCGACTGATACTCCTGAGGAAACCCATCAGAACATTCTGACGGGCCTTCGGAGTGTTGGATACGGTGCCTGAGATCATCCGGCGTCAGCGCAACAGCGCTTTGCAGCCAAAACGAAAAGTGATTCGGGTAGGGGACTGTAACCTACCCGTTGAGCTTTCACCCCAGGACAAGGATCTCTGCAAAGAGACCTGGTACCAGCATACGCAGGGTTACCTCTACCGTATGCAACGTAAGCTGAAAGGCGGTAAGTTGACCGTTACAGCGATCTGGCTGCATCGTGAAGTCGCCAAACGAATCTGTAGTGAGCGCGGTGTGGCTATGCCACGCCGCGTTTACTTTTTGAACGGTAAGCGATTAGACTGTCGGCGCGAGAACATTCGTATTTAAGGGAAGAAGCATGGCAGACGTGCCCGCTAAACGGTACTGGTTCAGGTGGACTGGCGGTATTGAATATATCGAATCAGCGCCCATTGAGGTCTTCGATAAGTGGGCAGAGTCCTTGTTGTTGCGGGAAGGCCTTGTGCCATCTTCCGAGCGGTTTGGGGATCCTAAGTTACGGCCCAAGCCTCAGCCAAGAATCCGGTATGACCGGTCAATCAGCTCAGACACCATTCGCTGGGCGAACTTTTTGAATGAGCATAAAGACGTCAAGCGGCGTCGGATCACGCCAGACTTTGTGATCCCGGCGCATTACCCACTGAGCGCGTTCATTGCCACCAGGTACGAGAGTATCTGGGATGTAATGCCGCCACTTGTGTTTCGTTTTGGGAGCCTGGTGAAACCAGCCGCGATTTTGTTCGAGGGCACAACGGTTCCGGCCGCCCACATTGAACTGCATGCCCGACAGATTCACACCATGTTGAGTCGTCTGGTTGATACCAAGAACACGGCCTGTTATGGCCCTGTTGCCACCGCATGGTACGGCAAGGATACGACAAATGACGGAATCGACCCAACAAGAGTCGAGCCCACCCCCGACAACGGAGGACCAGGCGTCCCAGACGCCCCTCACGCCGCTGCAGATGATAGCGAATACGACGGTTAGCAGCCTGTTCATTGACTTCATCAACTCGGCAGAAGGCCAGGCTATCGTCCACAAACGCTTCGCTGAAGCGGTGGATCAGGCTATGAAGGAAGCACTGGGCTATCGGGGCGACTTCCACAAGCAACTGACTGATCTGATCAAGCGCGTGCTGGCATTGCCCGAGCATTTCGACATGGCGACTTACAACGCGTCTTTGGTGGCCATTGTGAAACGTCGAATCGAAACGTATTGCCAGAACTGTATTGAGACTGTGGTTGGTAAAGAGATCGAGGATCTTCTTGAACCGCCACCAGCGTCGATCAAGCTCAGCGAACTGTGTAAAAAGTACATTGAGCATTTGCGTGAAAGCGTAGAGGAAGAGGATTATGACGAGTACACGGCCACGGTGCAGTTCATCAAAGAAGAGCGTGATTTTGCCACTTTGATTTTTGATGAGACAGCTGGCAAGGGCACGGGTTATGCGAAAAAGCCAACGGACAAATACAACGCCGATATCGTGATCCGTTTCCACAAAGACGAGTTCTGGCGGATCGAGTTTAACGACGCCAAGAAGGAATCGGAGTTGTTCACGAATCCGCGCTACGACTTTGAGAAACTCCTGTTCCAGATGAAGTCCGGTGGTACTAAGGTCGAATTCGACATGACCCCGGATGAAATCGAAGCCAATATCGAATTGGATTATGGTCGCCACTTTGACTGACGAGATCCTGCAGCTCGAGCTGGATTATGATCCAGATGCCGAGTGCCCGAATGATTGGGATTGTGACTGGAAGCTCTACAGTTTTTGTACCAGGCACACTTGTTACAAAGATCCGGAAAAGCTGGGTCTCTCTTACAAGCAGGACGCTGACGGACTCCCAGCCAAAATGCCGGTGTTGTTGCGCCGGCGTTTGGCCGTTGGGCTGGCCTTTTGGGTGTCTTACTTCGAGCACGGGAACCACATGTGGTTCCTGAAGGGCACGAAAAGTCCACCGGATATGCGGTGGGACGGTTGTCGCCTGGCCGGACTCCTGGTTTGGGAACATGGGCCAAGAAGCCTCGGGCCGAAGACATTGGAAGATCGGGCCAAGAGCGCCGCGGTCTTCCTCGAGCAGTACACCGCCTGGGGTAATGGACATGTTTATTGTTGGGACATTAAGGATGCCAATGACGAATACGTCCAGTCTTCTGGGAATTATTACACAGAAGAAGAGGCCTTGAGTTCGTTGGCCGAAGAATTGGTTGGCAAAAAGTTTTCGATTCCGACACACTGGGACACGTCAAACCAGACCTTTCTGCGAGAGAAGGTCGCAGAATTGGAGAAGCGTCGTGCAAGCAGTCATGAACAGCGTTCCGGATCCAGCTGACACGATTCCAGCCGCGACTCCGTTTAGTTGGCAAAGTCGCGAGCTTTATGGGAATGAGGATTTCTATTTCAGCGGCATCAATCGAAAGATGCCGCGTGACTTATTGCGGGCCTTGTGGATTGCGTTGCATGAACGTGTCAAAGTGTTGGTCAATTACGGGACTGCGGATTACTCATCGCCGATGCAGCTTGAGTTTGCGCGACCAGATGAATTCTGGAAGCCCTGGTCTAATGGCATTCGGCAAGGGCGCCTTTTTGTAAGCGACTCTCACTACGGCCTGATGATTGGCCACTGTAATGTCCAGACGACTGTCTCACTGGACAACGTGATCGCTGTCCGAATGGACAAGACGCCTGACTTCAAAGTGTTGTGGGAAGCGCCGCGGTATGTTCGTCCGCATTTTACGCTTCAGGATTGTCAGGCATCTGGCAAAACCCGTTTCGTGTTGTACGACGCGAAGGGGCAGGCATTGAAAACAGGGCGTACCCGGCGGTTTGCTGAACAGCATACGGCCCGGTTTGGTGGCGTGTTAATTGATGATACCTTGTCTCACCGGGAAGCCCAGGCCGCGCTCGTTGGGCGCCGGGCTGTACGGTTAAGGAACTTCGATGTCGACGAAACTTCATGAGCGAATCAGTCCAACTCCGTCATTGCAGATCGGGCTCCGCGTTAAGCTGACGCGAGGCTGTAAAGATCGTGACAAGCAACACAACTGCGCAATGTGGATTGGCGGTGAGGTCTATGTTGGTGAGCATGGGACTATTGCGTTGGCCACCAAGACCGGCAACGAGCTGTGGTCCGAGCGCGCCAGGGGCGTGCGCTTTCCAGATCGGTTGGTAGTCCTGTGGGACAAATATGGCACTAAGCCTCGCGAAGGGCGATCTCAGCATACGCAGTCTGATTTCCTGGCCGGGTGGAATCACATGTTCTGCATCTCTGGGAATCCCGGAGATCCGTTACCTGATTACCTGGCTGTCCTGACGCCAGAAGAGGACGATCACCCTATCGAGCAGCCAGATGCGCAGCCAGACGGGCCGCCCATTGCCGAAATTCTGTAATGGTCATATCACTCTTGGCTCGGTTACAGGCGCGGCAACACGGAGCACAGTTGTCGAGTGTATAGCCGCCGGTACTGTCAACACGATCAATACCACTGTAGATGAAGGGCACGGCCCGTTGTGGATTCTTGGTATTGCCGCGTTTCGAGGTATATTGATTGGCTGGACCTGCGCCACAATAGTGACAATTTTGCTGTGTAAGTGTCACAAATTCTTGTTCAGTTAAATCAAATACGCGCCCGCGCCGCCGTGCTTCACTTCTGTAATGGCAAAAACACCGGTGCTGGTTTGACGTTGCTTTGATTTTGGCTGTGTCTGCAGCCAGTTTTTCACCTACCGGACACGTTCTACTTCCACAAGTTTTAGTTCTGTTATGTCGAAGGGCGCCTAGTGGAATTGGTTTCTCTGTGCCGCAAGCACAACGACATTGAAAAATACGAACTTTGAAGCCGCTTGGTGTAACGTGTCGCGGTAGCTCGTACAGTACGGTGAGGAATTCGAATTTCGTGCCAGGTTCAATTTTTGTGATGTTCTTTGGTGGTTTGCGGAGGCACATTGTGAATCCTATCAAGCATGCGGAAAGCTCCGCGCGTAAATTTGGCGGTCTGGCCTCTTCGTATTTACCGGTTCACTGCTGGCTCGACCAGACCAAGTTCCATTTGGCAGACAATCGGCACAGATTGCTTCTTCATAACACTTTTGGTATCAAGTTGGCTGAAGATGTTTTCGGGATGGAACTTAACCTCGGTAACGGTAAGCGTGCCTTTGTTCGCGATGTGGTTATACAGCACATCATGGAAGACCTGGGTTTTGTGCCGACCGTGGGAGAGTGTTTGGGTTCGATTGAGGTAGAGCCATGGATGGCTGGTAGTACCAGGCAGACCACTATGGAGGGTGATGATGGACAATCCACTCGTAATCGCGGTAATGATCACAGGAAAGCACGAGGAGCGCATTCGCCTGGCCCAGGCGGCGATCCACGCCTTTCAGCAACAGTCTTACGAGGACAAGCAGCTCCTCATTATCAACACAGGGCAGACGCGTTTGTCGGACGAGACGAATCCTCAGGAAGGGATCTTCGAAGTCTATGCTCCACAGTGGAGCTTTGACCCGCTGGGCAAACTGCGGAATCGGGCTTTGGACATCATCGCTGATCGGTTCTCTGCCGACGCGTGGGTGATTCAATGGGATGACGACGATTGGCATCACCCGAATAGGATCGCTACGCAGGTTGCCCACGCCCGCGACACCGGTTTCAAGCATCCAGTAACTCTCCGGCATCAGGTACGTTGTAGCCTGGTGACTGGCGTAGCATTTGTGCATGTGGCCCAGGAAGCTGCCTGGGGTATTCACGGTACCGTCTTGCACCCGCAGACCGATCTTCGCTATGAAGAAGTCGGTAAGCACGAAGACTCCCGTTTCTTGAAACGATTCGGGCAGGTAGAGGTGTGTGACAATGTCGCCTACCTGTATGTGCGCTTCGTGCATGGCAACAATACGTTCAGCGAGCAACACATCATGCACAGGTTTGCCGGTAAGCAGGACCAGTGGTTCCTGCCCGAAGATGCCTCTAATTACTTGTCCCACGTGCTGAATCAGCACTACGGCCAGGTACTTGCATGACCCCAGCAACACCAATGCACGCCGTGGAGTGGATTCAGCTCCACGGTAATAAGCTCAGAAGTATTGGGGCCAATAAACTTCGCACATCTCTGGATCGCAAGAAGGGTGAATGCACCTGGTGCGGCCAGATGGTTAAGAAGCCTCGTCGGTATTGGTGCTCGAAAGAGTGTACTGATGCCTTCGCAGAACGGGATCCGCAGTTCGTACGACGGATCCTGGAGAAACGTGACAGAGGCATCTGCGCGCTATGTAACTCGGACACGCTGAAGTTAGCTTCATTTCTAACCAAGTTGTGGTACGGGTTCGGGAGTGAGTACAGCTCGAAAGAGCTGAGCGAGTGGCGCGACGTCTATCGGTTTTACGAAATCCATCTTAATTCGCTTGGGTTTCACAGTGGTCGCGGACGTTTGTTCCGTGCCCCATTGTGGGAAGCCGATCACGTGCTTCCGGTAGCAGAAGGTGGTGGTTTGTGTCCACCGTCTGGATATCAAACGGTTTGTCTTCCGTGCCATGCGGCTAAGACGCGGGCGCAGAACAAACGGAAACTTCGGCAGAAGCGCGAGCCAAAAGCTCGACGGAGCGTTCGCGATCGTAACGCATGAAGTAGCTGTAGCACGTACGACACCGGCCTCGGCTGTGCTGTGTGGTTGTTTTATGGCAATTGCTGCAGCAAATACTTTTGGTTAATGGTCGCGGTTTGCCGTTGCGTCGTTGGAATTCGTTACACGCGCCGCAAAGGCCTTTACGCAACTTGGATGTCAGCCGCCGACAGTTTGCACATGGCTGTGTTGGTTTAGGCACTCGTGCGTGTTTACCCAATTTTGCAAGTCGCCCATCTTTTGCCATTAAGCATCGACGACAGTACGCGAAAAACACGTCGTTTTCCATTTGATGGTCTTGGGCCTGCCGCCCACACACGCAGCACTTTTGCCACGCAGTATTGAACTGTGTCGTTAGTTCTGTGGGCAGCGCTGTGATGAAAGCTAGCACGGTTCTTGTGGCACGAAACCATTCGCCACGGATTTTGTATTTGGCGAATTGGGTATGAAAAGCGGCTTCTGTTTGTCGGTTACCTTCGAGCAAACAGAGTAATTTTAAGTTTTCGTGATTGGCCACCTGTAAGGTTCCCAGTCGATCCAACATGTTGCGGGTATGTCCAATTTTCACTGGGCCGTGTTCCCCGCATCGTACAAAGTAAACGTAACGCATAGGTACTCCTTATTTCTGTGGCACACGGCACGCATTGTATGGAATGACACACTTATGCTACAAGAGGAAATAAGATGGCTGTTGCAAAAGCTGAGTCTCCCGCACGAAAATGGTTGGCTCGCAATCGTGACATGTTCAAGACGGTCGACGGCTATCCCACGCCCGATCAACGAAAAGGGATTTTTGCCCAAATCGAAGGCGGTAAGTTTGTGGGTGTTCTGACGCCGCAGGGTCTGTTGCTGACAGGTCGTGCGGTGATGAAGAACGGTAAAGGATGGGTACTCAGCGCATCTGGCCCGGACAATCAACAGGCCGTTGCGAATGAGCAGAACACTGTTTATGTCGCAGGAGCCAAGGTCACATGCGGCTGAAGAAACAATACGGGGTTCCGTGTACCATGACCCCCAAGCGCGGACAGCGCGGCGAGTTGCTGCACTATGAAGCAACACTGTTTAACTACACGGGGTTGGGGAGGACACCGGACGCGGCTGTACACGATCTCACGATGCAGATCGGGCGCAGTAGTCGATCGGATCAACAGATCTTCGCAGCCCAGTGGCGGAATTACATTTTCATTGCGAACTACAATTGGGAGCATCAGCAATGGCATGTGCATCGGCTTGGGCTGCATCAGGATCCGGAGGCCTTTGCTTCTGGGTGGCTGAGTGGCGCCACCACGATTGCCACTGAGCTAACGCATCCGCCGACCAAGGATATGTTGGCGGATCTCGTTCGTGAGTCTTTGATCAAGTACGGTTGGAAGCCGGCAGACGGTCTACGCATACCTTGTCAACTACGCACGGTCAATTTACCGGAGTTGGCTCGATATTTGGAATTTCAATTGCGGTACCACAACGCCCGGGAAAGGGGGTTGTCAGATACGGACAGTCGCAATTATGCTGGTCGCAACCCGATTACCCCTGAGTTGTGGGTGAATGAGCCCAAGGAAGAATTGCGACTTGTTCAAGGATGAACCATGTCAATCAAGTACCCATCGTGTGTTGAGAGTCTGACCCTTCTGAACGGTGGGCGCCTGCCGCGTGCCCAAGACTTTCTCCGGCTGGCTTACCAATACGCATGGGAGTTCAGCGATGATCCGAAGACCAAGAACGGCAGTGTGCTCGTTACGAAGTCTGGCCGATTGTTCTATGGCTGTAATCACTTCCCGGATGGGATTACCCCGACGCCCGAGTTGCTTGAATCGAAGAACAAAGATCCGCTGATCGTTCACGCAGAGGCGGATTGCATTCTGCATGCTGCCAAGGCGGGTGTCTCGACCTACGAGTCGGACATGTACTGTTGTTGGGCTTTGTGCATTCCGTGCGCACAGCCGATTTTGGAAGCTGGGGTGTCGTCAGTGACCACCCACAAACAGATGCACGATAAGACTTACCCCAAGTACCTTGAGGCAATCGAACAGGCTGTGAAGTACATCACTGATGCCGGCGTTCATTACGAACGTTTTGACGGACCAATCTGTGGTTGCGAGGGTATGATGAATCATGAACACTGGGAACCTTGATCTAGGTCAGTGTGTCATCGTCGAATCGCGGCCGATGCTTCTTGTTTCGTTTCTGATCTCGTTTGGTCCGCTGCTGCATCGGCTCATCGGTGTTGTGATCGCTTCGATAATGTTCGCTCTTCTTGTATCGTTGGTGCCGCTTCTTCTCACGGGTTGGGGAAGAAGTTGGGGCGCGGATATCCAGACTACGCATGTTGGCCACAAGTTGTTCGCGAGAAAGTACGCTGCGTACAACGAACGTCTGTGTGGCCATGCGGCCAACCAGGTAGATCTTCTCCTGGGTATCCATCGTGACTTCAACAGCCAGATCGTCTTGGATCTGGCCACCTACTGGCGTACCCGCAAGAGCCATCTTGATCAACCGGTTACGCGCTTCGCAGTCAGAATACTCCTGCCATTCGCGGTACCGCGTCAGCATCCGCCATAGGGCGTGATGCGTGATCTGTACTTTTGCAAACATAACAAGTTCCACCTGTCCTCATTGGATTCGATCTATGGCGAAAGAGGCGTACTGCTGGTTGCGCGGACAGACCGCTTTTGGCTGCCCTATCCTGTACTGTCGAGATTGGTCGTTTGAGCAGCTGCCGTCACAAGAACTGCAAGATCTGGAGCTGATCCTGATCTGCGGTTTCAATCGTCCTATGCTTGGACGGCACCTAGCCTACCAACAGCAACGAATTGCATCGCTGTTTCCAAGGTGGCAGGTGTGGGTGGCTGCACCAACTCTGCGGTTGGTCCGCGAGTCGCAAAATTCGAATGTGGTCGCATTTTCAGAATCCCTTCTAACGCGCGCTGATTTTTGGCAGCCAACTCAGCACAGCCTGTACTACAGCGCTGTAACCGTGGCTGGTTGGGAGCAGTATAACAAGCACGAACTACTGGTGAAACTCGATCGTGTGCTTATTTTGACGGGCAACGACGCGACTTTGAAGGACCGCGAAGCTGTTGTACGGAAGCTCTTGTTTAAGCACTACTTCCATGTTACACGTGCCGGCGGGTACGATAACGCAGATTTGGCTCGCGACTACTTTACGCAAGCAGCCTGTGGGCTTGCGCTCAGTGATATTGATGGCGGGGCCAGTATGGTCGCGGCAATGCAACTTGCCGGTCTTCCGATTGTGGCTACGCGGTCGCGTGTCGGCGCCTTGGAATTGTGCGATTTGGAGTTCGTGCGAATTGTGCCGGCCGATCCGACGATTATCGCGGCAGCAGTGCGTGAGTTTGAAAATGAATTGCCGGCCGCGTACGATGTTCGGCTCAGTTTCCATGAGAAACTTTTAGCGGCCCGCGCTGTTTTCATGCAGCAGTTTGGCCCTGTGAACTGGGACGATTTGCCCGTGGTGTTGTCGAATGATAATCCGTTTTTGTGGCGACTACCGATATGATTAAGGATCTTTTTACGGTCGTGCTGACGGTATGGCGGCGGGAACACTTGTTGCCGTATGCGTTGCAAAGTCTGCTTTGGCAGACACACCCGGATCTTGAAGTTTTAATCTATTGCGACGGCCCCAGTCCTGTAGCGCGGAAAATTGTTCAAGGTTTTGAAAATCAGCCTAAATTTAGGGAGCATTTGCGCTATGTCGAAGTGTTGCCGCGGGCAGGTTTTTTCGGAAACCATTTGCGCGAACTCGGGAGTCGTGAGGCCCAGGGCGAGTTCATCACATTTCTGTCGCATGACAGCTTTTTCCACCCTGATTTTTGTAAAGCACATGCGGTTAATCTGCGGAAGCAACCCTGCATCTCTGTTGTGCCGATGGAGTATTGGAAGTTGGCGACAGATGGCACAACTCCGATCTACGTTGGTCGTTGGCCACGTCGCGAGCCGCAGATGGCAGTTCTAGGTGAAATCGACGCGCACAACTTGGCTTACCCGACAGATTTTCTTCAGACGCATGTGCAGTTCGAAGAGATTTTGCCAAAGCATTTTGCGGATTTTTGCATCTTCGATCAACTGCGTGGTTTGCTTCCGGTTGTGTTTGATGCAGAAGAACACCGAACATTGTCCGTACATTTTTAAGGTATGTTATGCGGTACGTGGCTGGTAAACCACACAGGGGTTCAGTTGGACATCAACTGACTACAATCTGGTACGCAAAACTTTTTTCAGAGCTTTTTGGCTTCACGTACGCGCATGCCCCGTTTATTGACAATCCCACGTCCCGTTGGTCAATGGCAGCAAGCTGGAATGATTTCTTTGGACTTGGGCACAACGAGCTAGCGGTGGATTTGCTGCATAAAAGTTGTGGGAGCCTGACTCATTCGTTCGGGCCGTATGATCGTCCTGGTTGGGACTTTCGTTACGCGATGCTCGCGCGCTTAGCCGATGCAGTGCCAGACAACTATGTCTTACAGTTTGAAGATCTTGGGCACATCCACGCAGATTCGATTCGTGAGTGGGAGGCTAGTGGTTACGCGATGGGCGGCACACTTCGACGGATTTGTGGTTGGTTTCAAGCACAGCTCCAAAAGTCTGCGCGGTATCAAGCTACGCCAATTTATCAACATCCTGAGAACGTTGTGCGGCTGTCAGTATACTGGCGGCGACCGTTACCCGATGAGCAGTTTGATTATCACGACATTACGCAACAGCAGCTCGAGCAGGCGATTGCCAAGATTCATACTATTGTGAAGCCAAAGCCGCTGTCGGTCGTGGTGTTTACGCAGGCTGCTAGTGCTCGTAAACTCGAAATTGCGGCAGAGTTCAGTGATCTGGTGGTTTGTCGTGAGCCTAGTGCTGTTGTTGCGATGGCTTACAAGTCTTTGATTGAAGCTGATGTGGCGATTTCAACGGTTGGCAACTCAGCAAGTTTGATTGGTATTTATCGAGCATTTCGCAAGCCCACGTTTGGTGTACCAGGCTGGGGTATCGACAGTTGGCCATTAACTTCGTTTGTGCCAGAGCGTTTTGTATTTGACCAAGGAGAACTGGTCACATGCGACAACCTATAGACTACCTGGCCGTGCCGGCATATACAGCGCAAAACACACGACTGGCGGCTTTGTGTTGTGTCTTTGGTATGCACCAGAACCAGTTGATTTGCAACAATTATTATCGTTTCGCGCGCGGCATTCGGGAAATTGGTGTTCCACTTTATACGATTGAATGCGTGCGCGCTGGTGAAAAATTCATTTTGCCAGATGACGGGACTGTGATGTATCGGGTGGCACCCACACTAGGTTGGCACAAAGAGCGGTTATTGAACATTTTGGCCAAACGGGTTCCTCCGCGGTTTACTAAGTTGGCGACATTGGACGCCGATATCCGGTTTCAAGATCCGGCTTGGGCTTTTGAAACAGAGCGTGAGCTTGATCGTTACGCAATTGTGCAACCTTTTGAAACCGCGCGCTGGTTGGATCCGTACGACAACGGGCTGCCTCAGGTGAGCAACAGCGAGACCCTCATTGTGCCTGGCGTGGTGGCTAGTGGTTTTCGGTTTGGCGCCGCCGGTATGGATTCTGGTCGCGCTCACCCGGGTTTCGCCTGGGCATTTCGCCGTGACCTGTGGCTAAATCTAGGCGGCCTATGCGATTCGTTGTTGAACACAGGCGCTGACGAGGCACTGGTGGCCGCGATCAGTAACGGTATTCAGCGTTTTAGTAACTTGTCGCAACAGTACACCCTGCTACCCCTGTTTCGAAATTGGTTCAATAACGCTGTGTGGTGCATCAACCATAGCGCGACTTTTGTTCCTGGCGTCGTTGACCACTTTTGGCATGGCGCGCTCGGGCGGCGGCAGTATGGGAGTTTGCCAGCGACGATTCTCAGTTTGAATCACGATTGGCCACGCGCTATCGTGGAAGATCAAGCCGGCCCAGGTGATCTTCCACGTTACACGCAGGACGCGGCTTTGCGTGCCATCTACCACAGGTATTACAAATTCAAAGATAGATTCGAGACCACCCAATGACCATGACCCCGAAAGAAAACGGTAACAACCGGCCGACTGAGATATCTCCGGTTAATTTGGCGGACTTTTACCAGTTCGGCTGGGCACTTATTCCACAACTGTTGAGTGTCGTTGAATGCGAAAAGTTGCTGGCCGCGATGCGTAACCTGACGTCAGATCGTGACCCAGCTGGCGCCTGGACGTTGGCGAGACATCCGGAAGTTTTGAAATATCTGCGGGCAATGTTTGCTACTGAAATGATCCCTTTTGATGTTGTCAATAAATTGACGATAACACAGCAAGACGCAGGGTTGTGGCGGGATTCGTTGGAGTTCGCTTCGATTCCTGCCAACTCTAGTTGTGTCGTTCTTGTGGCACTGGAGGACCAGCGGCCCAGTTGTGGTTCGCTGCAAATTTACAACAGCACGAACACCTGGCCAGAGTGGCTACCGGAAGGTTTGACCGATAGGGCGCGGCTTCGCGAGTATTTGTCAGGTTTGATTGATTCGCGAAAGCCCGAGCCACTTTTGATCTCGTTACGTGCTGGTCACGGTATTGTTTTGTCCTCGAACCTGTTGTATTCACGTACATGTGCCGCTGACATGACTACTATTCCGGCTGCTTATCAAATTACCAGGTACGCCGCGGCCGGTGTTACGCGGCAAGATCGGCGGCAATATCAGCCGTATTCGATTTTTCGGTAGCGGGTTTCGTGCGGTCTTAAACGTAGATTTTCATAACACGCAGGACGTAGGAGTTGAACCTTGGATTGTCAGGAAGTACAGCAACGGCGAGGATATTGTCAGGGCACTTCACCCGATGAAGGGACGAACACCATGACAAAAGAACCGCTGGAATTGACTCGCAGCAATGTTCGTGAAGCGAACCTCGGTGATGTTGACGCACTGCAGGCACTTGACGATCAATGTTTTGAATACCCATGTGGGAAAGAGTATTTCGAAGACGCGTTGAAAAGCCATGGCGCCACAGTGATCCTGGTGGTTACAGTGGCTGAGCGGATCGTAGCCTACGCGTCCTATCTGAGGGTTCCTAAGCGGAACATCGCGCATGTGATCCGGATCGGGATTGAAGCCCCGTTCCGGCGCCGAAAGATTGGCACACAACTGTTGTCGATGATCCGCCGCGAACTGGACTCGAAGACCAAACTCTGCATGTACATCCAGGAAACGGACCTGATTGGGCAGGAGTTCGCGAAGAAGAACGGCCTGGTGTGCGTTCAGATCCTGCCTCGCTACTTCAAATTCGCCAAGGGCGTCTATGAGGCCGCTTACGAATTTGTCTACGGCGGTGTTGTAATTCGACCACAACAGTCGACCAAAGGCGGTTCTCGTGGTGAACTTACGGTGAATCTGAAGAATCGTTTTGCTTCGCGAAAAGGTAAATCCGATCTCGAAGACGATGACGAGTGCGAAACGGCTTGAAGTTTATTGCCCAAAATAAACTGCTCTGGCGGTATGGGCGTGTTTGGTTGTAAATTTTCGCGACTAGACCGCCCAGGAGCCACCCAGTGATCGCCCCAGCCACAACATCGTTAATGAAGGACTGCGCTTTTTGCGGCACGCCGTACAAAGTCCAGTGCCCGGCTAGACTTAGGCGGTCGAAATACTGCTCACACGCTTGCCGACAAAAAGCCCGATACGCTCGTGGCGAGATCGACATGACGAAACTTGTGCGACCTGCCGGGATCAAGGATACCTTTCAACCTAAATCCTGCGACACATGCCAACGGACATACATCCCCACCAGTAACCGGCAGCGGTACTGTTTGGTTTGTGCCCCAGGGCAGCGCTGGCGAGCTTTGATAAGCCGCTACGGGATTACAAAGCCGATCTGGGACCGGATGTTTGCGGCACAGGACGGTATGTGCTGCCTTTGTGCTGCTGTTCCAACGTGCGTGGATCACTGTCATACTACCGGGCGTGTTCGTGGTCTGCTCTGCGATCGGTGCAATACCCGATTGGCTGCGTTGGATAACCTCGAATGGAAAGCGCGCGCGGAGGTGTACCTTGCCGTTTGTAAGTAAATCTCAGCAAAAATGGATGTTCGCCACCCACCCGGATATGGCGAAGGAGTGGGCTGCCCATACTCCAGACTTCAGCAAGCTCCCTGATAAGGTCAAGAAAAAGAAGAAAGCCGATACTGCTACGGTGGTTAAGGGTCTTCAGCACGACATTCTACCTGCGGTTTTGGCCGGTACCATTGGTGCCGGCTATGGTGCTTTTCAGGCCCCCGGCGGAAGTCCCGCTCGTGGTGCCGTGATTGGTGGTATGGGCGGCTTGGGGCTCGGTGCCGGCATGGCTGCCGGTAACGCATTCTTGGAATCACCCATCTCTCGCAACATTGAAGCCAGCGGCGTCAAATCGGCCATTCCACTTGCTGGTGGTATGGTTGGTCTTGGTGGCGGTCTGGCTCTTGGTCGTGAGACGGCAGAGCACGCACACCTGGGCAACCCCAAGGATAGGTTCGTTGACGACCTGGAAGAGATCGATCCAGCACAGAAAGGATTCGCCATGCTGCCTGAATATCTTCGTGAGTACGTTCCTGGTCAGCACAAGCGCGCAAGCGATGCGGACGGCGAAAAGAACGTGGTTGCGGTCTCGTCCGAGAAGGGCACGCGAATCACTCCATGCAAGGAAGTCAGTTCCGAAGTCATGAGTGAGTTGGATCGGATTGTTGGTTCTGCCAAGAAGGCTGAGATGCCTCCGGTCGATTTGCCCACCGGGCTCGCCTCGCATGGTGCGGCAGCGGCCGGTGGGGCAGCTGGCGGGGCTGCCCTGGCTGGTGCCAGCATGGGCCTGTTGCCATTCATCTACGGGTTTGCCTCGTCGCCGAAGGGCCGCGGTATGCACGGTGGCGCCAGTACGATGGCTCAAACGAATGGTACTGTTGGCGGTGCGCTTGCCGGCGGTGGTTTGGGAGCCTTGGGTGGCGGCGCATTGGCAGCCTACCTGGGCCAGGATCCTGCGAATGGTGCGATGCTTGGCGGTGGTTTGGGTGCCGGGCTTGGTGCCTATGGTGGCCACGCTTTGAGCAAGTCAATGTACCCAGGCCCAGAACAGTTGGGTCTCGGGGATAAGACGGCGGCACTCGGATCGAAGAAGGAGTACAAGGTGCAATACCCTTGGACGCTCAGCTTGTCGAATGGCAAGAGCACGATCCAACGTCCGACCATTGGCAAGGCTGTGCCTGGCATGCAGTCGTTGCCCAACACGAAGCCCAAGAGCCCGCCAAAGGCAGACAACGAAGCGGAAGCCAAGAAGGTTCCTGAATCCGCGATGGCACCGAAGACACCTCCGAAGGGTGGTAACAAGGTTGCCAGTATGGAGGTTGGTGAACGGATCCAGGTCTCGCATCCGACGACGCCGAAAGGTGGTTTGCACCCAATGGCGCCCGACGCTTTGATGGGTGTCGCCGGTAAGCGGATCAATGCCCTCGCCGATAAGGAACCTGAACAACTGCCGTGCGACAAACTGGCCGGCGCCAGGGAGATGCTCACGTCGTTGTTGGGCAAAGCCAAAGCACTGCCAGGCCAGGCCATGACGGCTGGCCGGAAAGCGCTTCTGCCCACAGCGGTTGCTGGTGGGGTTGGTGGCGGTATGTATGCTGGCCGGGATTACCTGAGTGGTAAGGCGAACCTGCCAGAAGACATCACCAAAGGCCTGACGCCGATGTTCTCGCCAAAGGCCCCAGCCGGGCCTAATACCAGTTCCATTGGCTACCAGGTTGGTGCAGCGGGTTATGACCCGGCCAAGCTGCCAGCACTGAAACAGGACGCGAACTACACGCAGGGCCACATGGCTTACAACAAGGCTCAGTACGGGCAGCCGCAAACGCCACAGCCTACGCCGGGGTCCGGTCCGAACGTGCCTTCGCCAAGTGTGGTCACCCCACCTTTGAACGGGGCTGCCGCTGGTGCTGGGGCTGCCGCAAAGCCAGCTCCCGGTTTACTTGACCAGATTGTCGGAGCCTACCAGTCGATGCCTGAAGGCCTGCAGTACGGGCTCCCAATCGGGGCTGGTTTGTACGGTTTGTCGCGGATGATGGCACCGAAGAAGAAAGAGCAGCCGATGCAGCAACAACTGCCGTATCAGCAAATGCCGCAGATGATGCCCCAAATGAGTGGCGGTGGCGGACGGATGCTCCTGACTGGGTTCTAACCGTGTACAAACACAGTGCCTCATCGTTGCGTGCTCTGACGCAGATTCAGGACACGGTGAACAACGGTATTCGTAATTGGCGAATGATGTTCAAAGGCCGGGACATTGGTGGCGCGTTTGCGAAACCAGTTCCCGGCGGTTGGCAAATGGGCGAGATCCGCCTCGATAACGCGTTCCAGGGATTGGGTCTGGGGAAGAAGCTCTATGGCGGCATGCTGCAGAGTTTGAAACCAGGTGAACGTCTGCTGAGCGACGCGCAAGTTTCACCGACCGCGCAAGCGACATGGCAAGGCTTAATGAACCGTAAAGGTCCGTGGACAATTACGCCAGGCTTACCAGGCGCCGCACCACAAGCCAACATCCGACCAGCTGGTCAATTTCAGGGTTTGCACTTCCCGACGCAAGTGTATGACAGCTTGAAATCAGTCTTGCCAGCTGGGGTCAAACCTTATCATTATCAGGCCCTTCGGACACCAACGCCTGTCCCTCAACAGGCGACACAATTTGTCAACCGATTGGGCTAATCATGCACGACCGCGACCCATACACGCTGTTCACCGCGTCCTACTTGTTGTCAAGTTTCGCGGGCTTGGCTGCGTTACTGCGGTCCGGTATCCCGTTGTCTTGGCGCCTGGTTACCAGCGCGTTCTTGAATTCTGGGCTGCTTGGCGTGGCCGTTGCGATGATCTGGACCGAACTCTATGGGGATGTCAAGTACCCGTGGTTCATGCTGGGTGTCTCGATTTTGGCTGGCCTTGGCGGTACCAGCTTGGTAGATTTTGTGTTTCAGCTCATTCGGGAAGGCCTGCGGGCTTACGCCGAACGGCTTCAGAAATCGTTGCCCACGCTGCCCGAGAAGGCTGCGGATCCTCCTGTTGAAAAGAAGTAACAGTGCCAAGTCATCCAAAGCCACCAGGCCCTAAGGCCCCACCAGTTCCGGTTGTCCGGCATCCGCAACCGCCAAAACCAGTTAAATGACAGGGTTTGCATTATGAGCGTACCGCCCAAAGCACCAGAGCCACCAGTTGAATACATGTGCAAGCTCACCCAGCGTGAGCGTGTATTCCATCACAGTCTAAGCAATGCAGCGTTCATTGTGGCCATTGTGCTCTGGCTCGCTGCTGGTTGGTATTTTTACCATTCGCATAAACGTGCTGCGATTACGCGTAAGGCGCAAGACGCATTGGTTCAAGCCGTTGTGGGTAGTGGTCAGATCGTTGTCGTTTGCGATGAGCGTGGGATCATTACGAGCTGCAGCCAAACGGCGTCATCCATGTTCCACACGGAACTCGTTGGTCGACACATCCACTCATTCTGCCCACCAGACGTCCAAGGCCGCGACAACGGAGCCTTTGAACGCGCGCTAACAGACATTCGCCAGAGTAGTAAACCTGCGGTGTATTCGATCCCACATATCATCGCGGGAGAGGGTAAAACACCTGTCTTTGAGGGGTCTATTACAGTTCGGGTGGTCCCCGAATCTGACGATGGTTTGTTGATTGTAGCTGTTTTCACACCTCAGAATGTGATTAAGAGCTTGCCAGAACACGGGCTTAGCCACTAGAGTTTCCTCGAATCACCAGCAAGGACGCTTGGTATCGAGGTTTTCATGGCGAAACGCAAGGCAGCAGCTCCATCGGCCGTACCAAAACCCCAGATCGAACCGCAGCTGCTGCAGGCAGCTCGTGAAAACGCAAGGCTACGGCGAGATCTCGCTTCAGCTGAACGGCTTCGCGATGAGGCGATCAGACAGCTGCACGAGACCGAAGAGCAGCGGCGGTTCATGGAGATCATTGACCATGACCCGATTAACTTCAGGTCCATCTCACCCAAGAAAATCACTGGTGAGTCAACAGCGATTCTGACGCTCTCTGATTGGCACTGGGAAGAACGTGTTGATCCTTCGACTGTGAACTACAAGAATGAGTTCACACCCGCGATCGCAGCCAAGCGTGCTCGAGGGATGTTTCAAAAGGCTGCTGCCCTGATTGACTTCTGTCGTGGCTTTACCACGATCAATCAGCTGGTCATTGCTGTGTTGGGTGACCTGATTACAGGCTACATCCACGAAGAGCTTGAAGAGTCCAACTGGCTCTCGCCCACACAGGCCATTCTCGATGTGCAAGAACATCTGGTCTCCGGGATTGAGTTCCTGAAGAAGGAAACCAAGTGCAAAGAGATCATTATTCCAACGGCTGTGGGCAACCACGGCCGTACCCAGCGCAAGAAACGTATCTCGACCAGTTACAAGAACTCGTTCGAGTGGCTGTTGTACAAGATGTTGGCCTTCAGCTATCGCAACGACCCCATTGTCCGATGGCAGGTTGGCAATGGCTATCACAACTGGTTGGAAGTGCAGGGCCATCCAGTACGCTTCCATCATGGTGATTCGATTCGGTACCAGGGTGGCGTTGGCGGGATCACAATTCCCGTCAACAAAGCGATTGCAGCTTGGAACAAGACTGAGCCGGCCGCACTCGACATCTTCGGCCACTACCACCAGTCCAAGGAAGATCGCTGGTGGGTTTCAAACGGTAGTCTCATCGGTATGAACGCTTACACCGTCGAGATTAAGGCAGATTACGAAGAGCCCAGCCAGAGTTTGACGATCATGAGCCGCACGCGTGGTAAGATCGCGAACCTGCGCGTCTTTTGTGAGTAGCACATGTCCACTGTAACACTTGCGGAACTGCAAGCTGAACTTGAGTTGATGGGCGTGCCCGAAACCAATGAAGGGCAGACCGCGCGAGAATGGGCAGAACAGTGGAACTGTTCGATTCATGTTGCCCGAAAAATGATCAAGCAGTGTATTCAAGAAGAGCGCATGACGGCCTCACACGCACTGCGACACGACATGGCCGGACGTCTGTGTGATGTCCCGATCTATCTTCTCAAGGAGAAGAAACGATCGCCAAAACGTGTTCGTGTAAAAAATACATGAAGGATGTTCCAGTTTTTCAGACCGCGTGTTAAAGTCCGTGGGCATTTCCTTTAATTGCCCCGGAGCTGGTTAAAATGAGTTTGACCAAACTGCACGTAGTCACATCCCTCTTCAACCCCTGGCGGTATTCCGCCCGTGGGTTCCACTACGACCGGTTCCGACAGCACGTGCGGCATAGTCACATGTGTCAGTTGCACGTGGGCGAACTTGCCTTTGGTCGGCGTGACTTTGAGTTCACGCAAGGGCATCTGATGCCTGTGGATCAGGGCGAGACGATGGAATATCGCTTCCGAACCAGCACTGAGTTGTGGCACAAGGAACGGATGCTGAATCGCCTGGTCCAGTACCTCCCACACGATTGGGAATACGTGGCCTGGATTGATGCCGACATCAACTTTGTGCGTGACGATTGGGCCTTGGAGACAGTTCACCGTTTGCAGCACTATGATGTCGTGCAGATGTTCTCGCACTGTCAGAACCTCGATTCAAACTTCACAGTGCTCGGCAACCAGGCGCCGAAATACGGATTCGTGTATGCTTGGGAAAACGGGCTTAAACCTATTGGTCACCAGTATTACGGAGCGTTTCAACACGGACACCCAGGCTTTGCCTGGGCGTTCCGTCGTGAAGCATACGAGAAGCTGGGTGGGTTCATGGACACTGCGGTTCTCGGATCCGGTGACTTCCACATGGCACTGTCGCTGACCTGTCAGTACGACTGGAAGCGGTACAGCCACATCAGTCCTGGCTACAAGAAGATGCTGGACATCTGGAATGGTCGCTGCCAGGAGTTCATTAAGTGCAATGTCGGGCATGTGCCGGGCCTTGTGAACCATTACTACCACGGCGCCGCAAAGGATCGTCGGTACAATGATCGCTGGAAGATCATTGAGAAGCACGGCTACGACCCCGAGGATGACTTGAAGTGTGACGCTCAAGGGCTTTACACTTGGACTTCTCGTTGTCCGCAGTTGGCGTACGACATCCGGAACTACTTCGCGACTCGTCGCGAGGATCATCCAAGCGACTAGGAATCAACCATGTCAGACTTTGTTCACGATCTGATCTTCGGTAAGAGTTATGCGCTGTTCGCTTCACCGATGGATCCTGTGCCCTCTGTGGGTCACGTGCGCGCGTTTGAGTCAATGATGAACTGCGAAGGCTGCAATTGTGCAGGCATCATTGTTTGTATTCGCGAGAAGTATGAAGATCCGAAGGTGATCCCGTACAACACGCTGCAGGATCGTGTCGAACTGGCTCGTGGGCTCAAGCATGTGGTTCGGGTGACCACATACCGAGACGATGACGAGCTGTACGAGATCATGAAGGCCTTGAAGCCTGCGTATCGGATTGTGCCGCCCAGTATGGTGAAGGATGGAGCACCGCCGATTCCGGGACAGGATCTTGGTATCGAGATCTTCTCGGCGCCAGACCTGGAAGCTACCAATTATCGCACGGATCTGATTCAACGGATCCAACGCGGGCAACACTAGCTCGTCCACCACGTGTGGAAGGAGTACCGAAGCCGTCCCGCAAGGGGCGGCTTCAGCCATTTATAGGACAAGAAATGAAAGTTGACATGCGCCTGACCAGGGATCTGGCCAGGTTGTGCCGTAAAGGTCTCGTGTATCGTTTGACCACGGACCCGGAAGATGAATGGCACCTGGCAGGAATCCCCTATACGCCGACTGCAGCGCTGCGATTGAAAGAACAGTTCGGTGAGCAGTTGGCCGCGATAGCTCAGGAATATCTCGCTGAGCTGCGACTTCCAAAGTTCCATACTCTGGAGACGTGATGCGGAGTGACTTAGAGGCAATCACGGACTTCAAACCGTTTCGATTGCCCAAAGATGCTATCGATATCGATAAACGGCCGGGCGGTTACCCGATGTTGCATCCGGGCGATCTGGTGTGGTGGCGAGATGTGACACTGATTGATGAGTACAAGTTTGGTCGGGTTTACGGGCTCCTTCGGAAACGCGAAAAGCCAAAGATCCGGACAGGCGAGATCTGCGTGATCCTGCTTACGAACGACGGGAGCGTATGGGAGCGCTTCATCACAAAGGACATGATTTACAAGGTGTGTCGTGCGACATCCCAGGTGACCTTGAGTCTTCAGTGGTTGTTCTCTACCCACTTCATTGATACACCTGAGCCCATTGCCAGGGATTGTAGCGCTAAGCAGGGCTGGGAACTGTTGAAGTCTATTCCCCGAGGTCAGGGTCCGAACCTGCATTTACAGACTGCGGCGATCGCGACAGTGAAAAATGGAAAGATCAGCTCTCAACACATGCGTGCAAAATGGATAAGGCAACAGGTCAAACTGGATGGGTTATCATGAAGGCACTCGCTTGGTCGTGTTGGTGCGTGCTTTTGACTTTGTGGTTTTTATTCATTTCAATTACAGCCGGTAGCAGCATCTCGGACTCTAAAACGGCTAAGCTGCAAGTCATCGAACTGCGCCGAGAGATTGTGCGTTTGCGCAACCAGCTCGATTATCAAAATTCCAAACACCTGATGCTCTTTCAGAAGCTCGGTGTTGATAAATCTACGCTTGATCAACTCAAATATGAGTTTGAGGGTAAAGGTCTGCAGTATGATCCGTATGAAAAAGACCTATTTCGAGAGTCGCGCTGAAGCCAAAAAAGCGGTTTCGCCATTTCTGCCCGCCATGCGCGCCGCTTTCGGTCCTGGCTGGCGTTTGCGAATCTGGGACAACCCTGAACGCTGCTACCACGTGGAGATTCGCAAGGATTACTGGTCCGTGCATTTCTATCCGCAGTACAAAGGCAAGCATCGTTGGAGCGCCGGGATGCACTCATCACCTGAGGGTGCTGGCATTCCTGGACATTGGTACGAAAAAGATGTCGGTTGGGCCGCAGATCCAGTGACCGCGATGCGTCAGGTGCTGGACCACATGCACAAGATCATGGCTGAAGACGTGCGGCTTTATTGTGCCATGGAGGACTCGATCCTCGGCCCGAAGGCTGATCCACGTTATCTGAAGAAGCGTCGTAAGTGGTTGGTTGATTCAGGAGTTGAACATGCCGCAGTTCGTGGAACTTCCGTGGCAAGAATTCGCAAGCCACGTGCTTCGCGTGCAGCAAGCCACGCTAAATAACAGCATCCCCTGGGAGGATCCTGTCCACTACGCGCATCGCGGCTTGGCCAAGACCGCGTACGATGCTGACTGTCACGCCCTGTTGGGCTGCATGTTGAATCCAGAACAGTTTCCACCTATTACTGGTGCCTGGCTGGTCAATCGTGGTTTTGAAATGATGCTGATTCCCGTTACGGAGAGTATTTATTACCGCTTGACGTTGCCGGTGATGGACGAGGCGCATGACATTGCTGAGTCAGGTACAGCTCACGGATATCTTGAACTGGCATCCGATGACGCCAGCAATAATGGGTGGTTCGTGATGTTTCGGACCTGCAATGGCGAACAGTCCAACACAGCGGCTCTGTTGACCTGCAGAAAGGTTTACACTCAAGCTGATGTGATGATGCTGTTGTTCATCCTTGGTGTGTGGCCTGGCGCCTTACCGCACATCAATCATGAATTGGAGAACTTGGATGTTGTTACTCAACCATCGGCCGAAGGAGACTCTAACGAAAATTCTGAGCCCGGAGTTGTTGACCCTGCTTGGTTTTCAGAGAGTAACGCATCCTTCCCTGGACCATGAAGTCTTTAGGCTCAAGTTGCCTTGGTGTGAAGAACATGCCAAGGGGGCCTCGTTTGGTAGTGAAGCGCATCTGGTCCTGGCCGGTGTGACTGGTATGAAGCCCAATGAACCGATGTGGGGCTTTGGCTTCACATATCAGCGGGACAGCGATAGCGCGTTGGCTGCCAGCACGGTGCCGTCACGCTTATTGCGTACGGCCGCGGATCTTGAGCAGCTGCTGTACGGGCTCGGATATGAGCCTGAGTTCTTCGTCGATCAGCATGACTCGTCCGTCGAACAAATTAAGGCCGCGATGGTCGCGTTTGGTTTTACAAACGTGCAGGCCTATCGCTACGATGTGGACACGATTCGGCTGCGTGTTGAGGATCCACGGTTGACTGGGTTGGAATTTGAGAAGCGTGAACAACTCATTGTTGCTGCTGTGGAAACGATCCCAATGCCGATCAAACTGCAACTCAATTTTCTGCTGCTGTTGTCCCCTGGTGAAGCCATGTTGAATCCGCGACTAGCCAGGTTGGATTACAACTTTAACAATCGCAGGCCCGCAATGGCCCGACTACCCGGAGAATGATCAATGACTGAACCGCAAGCGCAAGATGTGACCATGCTCAAGGATCAACCCATCCTGTTGAACCACAAACTCAAACAGGGGCCGATCACAGAGCGGACGCTGTTGAGTATTGGGGCTGTCCGTGTTCCGGACCATCCCGATTCATTACTGCTCATGTTGCCAATCTCATTGCCGGCGGCTGTGCTGGGCGGTAGTGATGCAACAAGCAAAATCCACAATGGCTTGCAGTTCAATCGGATTGGTTACGTTGATGAAAAAGATGCAAACCCGGGGCTTGATGTGCCTTCGGTTTGGTCTGTCTGTGCGCAGGTGAGTGGCCTGCAACAAGGCGACTGTATCTGTCCATTGCTTTCTGCGATGCTGGCCAGTCAGTACACGCTCGAAGCTCTTTTAGTCGGGCTTGGTTGTGCTGTCTATCTGCCAGAAGAAGTCAAGGAACCAGAACGTGCCCAAGGAATTCGACAAGAAACAGGCCCTGACGGCCGCCTTCCTCACTGAGTGCGGCTTTCGTTTCGTAGATACGCCCGCCGGACCGTGGTGGGCGATTAAGATGCCGCCAAACCCGGCCTGGGTTGCTCAGCCGGGTTTGGTATTTGCTTTCGGGTTATTGCAGGCGCCCATGGCTAACGGGAAACTGGGTTGGATGGCGCAGCTTCGAATTGAAGTCGATGAGATGCCAATTGGTGCTGTACCGATCCTGTGTCGTGTACTGGTCACTATCAATGACCTGATTGAAGTGATGCACGGGCTCGGGCTCTACTTGTTCATGAATCCTGATGGAACCCCAATTGAGACCACAATTGACCCTCAGGTGGCGGCCAAGATCGCCAACGTAACCTCGAAGGGGGTCTGTTCTGGTGGTCTTCCAGCAGGCCCAACGGCAGCGCCAAAACAGGTCGAAAAAGCGGTCAAAATGGGCCAACTAACCATGTTTGAGATCGCCTGTAACAGCGCAAACCGCAGGAATTAAAGGCTTAAAGTGACATCGAGAGGGCCTTTGTGGTGGTCTAGTGCATACACTACTCGACAGGCCTTCAAAATTACGTGTTGGCGCGTTATAAACCCTTGAGTGGCAACTGTTTGACCTCGGTTTTAGCAAAAGGACGGCTCCCATGCCTGTCACACTCGACATAGACGAAATGTTCGCTCAGTTTATCGCTGAGGCTGATCTTCGCGCTGTGCATCAGCAGTCAGGGAGGCACTTCAAGGGGTCGGAGACCGAGTTGCGGAGGGCGTTCGGCAAAATCTGCGCACCTCTGCAAGACCTTTTGGAGGACGCCGCCGAGGCTCGTGATGTATTAAAAAGCCACGGTTACGGCACGGACGACATGCCACTCACACTCATGGTTCAAGACCTCCTGGCTCGTTTGATCGAGGCGGGAGGGGTTGATGAGAACCCCGCAGAACCAGAAATTTTGGAAATTGGGCTTGATCAGCTCAATCCGAACCATGCGTTGGATGTGATTATGGGTCGAGTGCCCCTGGAAGGCCCCAAATCGACGCTACAGGACGCCGTTGTGGCTTTCGTTGAATCGGACGTCACGAAAGAGCCTCCAATGGCGGGAGACTTGCAATCTGAGCCTCAGGCGACGAAACCGCATGTTGACTACCACACCGGTTTGAAGATTTTAACCGGTCAGATTGATAGTGTGGCGGCCATTAAGGCTGCGGAAGTGCTCTGAAGTTTATTAGCGGCAATACTTTACGAAGGAAAACACGCATCATGACCGAACCACAGGTATCCCAGGGACTGATCGATTGGTTCCACAAGGACAAGAATGAGGGCAAGGAAGTCACTCCACAGTCCCTGATTGCGGACCTGGAGGCTGCCAAAGCCAGGGTGAAGGCCTATGAGGGTCGGCTGGCTGACATCGAGAATGCCATCCTGGCGTTCGCGGTGATCATCAAACGTGCCGCACCGCTCGTGTTGCCGCTGCTGAGGCCTTTGCTGGCCATGTACGGGATTGTGATTCCTCCTGAGTGGCTGCTGTTCCTGACAACCGCGGACGCCCCGATGCCACGCATTGTGCCGGCGCCTCCGGTTCTGCCAGAGCCGGTCATTCCGGATCCGCCAACACCGATGTTTTTTGTGCCGCCTGGCACCATGCACCCACTCGCCGAGTTCGGCGTTGGAGCCGATGCGGATCACAGCATTGGCGCACCGCTCGAATAATCGCTACCACACGCGCAACAAGCCACGCCCAGCAATGAGCGTGGCTTTGCTATTTACGTGAATCAGGATTCACGTTACTAAAGCAACATGAATAAAACATGCCCACAATGCCTGGTCGAGAAGCCGCTGGACGCTGTGCATTTCTATCGCAGCAAACAAACTAAATCTGGGTTTAAGCCTTGGTGCAAGGTTTGTGTGAATGCGAAGAACCAGGCGTATGACGCCGCGAATCCGGACAAACGTGTTCAACGCGTGCAAAGATCCAGAAATCGTAGCGCGGCTTCGAAAGCGCAGCACGTGAAGCGGAACAGGGCCTACGTGGAACGTCAACCACTGCGGTATCGGGACACTCGCACGTCTCGTGTTTTTGGTGTGCCAAAGGGTTGGTTTACGGCAAGACTTGAACAGAACCAAGGTTGCTGTGAGATCTGTGGGACCGAGCATCAAACAGAAGCACATCCACGCTTTCTTTCGATTGATCATTGCCACGAAACTGGCATTGTTCGTGGTATGATTTGCGGGGCTTGTAATCTTGGTCTGGGCCACTTCAAGAGTGATCCTGAATTGCTTCGCGCAGCAGCACTTTACTTAGAGCGAGCTGGCCTACCGAATACAAAGTTGGATTCTTCAGAATCGAGTGCTCATGGCTAAAAAAAAGAAAACGATCATACATGTCAATCAGATCGTAATTCGCAATAACAAAAAGACCGGAGCACGTGCTCCGGTCATTGCAATTAAGCGTGGGCGAAAAACGGAATACGCCCACGAAGCCCTGATACACGGCCCGGCGCAAGTAGTCTACAGTCCAGACAAACCGCTGTCTTGCGGCGCCAGGGTCTGGATTTCCACGGAAGCCGAAGTCACAGCGGTGACGCATTCAGCCGATGTCTTACCAGAGAAAGGGCAGCAATGTTCCGCTGGCACGAACGCAGGATCGGGTACGAAGGCCGGCCGCTCCCGGATGGGCAGTTCCGGTTTGTAGTCAACGTAGGCGGCTTGTTTCACGGGTGTATTCACTGTCGCCCAGCGGAAAGCACAAGACCTGGTGAAGTAGGTCCAATGTGCTGGCACGCCAGTTTGGATATTTGTCGTGAGACAGCCGCGTATGATGTAAATCGAGCGTGGGAACGCGCTGACGCGATGGCCTGGGTTGAAGGGCAAATCCTCAGATTGTTGGCCGAGTGGCAATCAGTCATGTCTGATCCGATCCGTATCGTGAATTCGTTAGAAAATTCGGTGTCTGATGTTTAGTTGGGTTCAGCAAGATTGCAGGCATGTGTACAGCCTGGAGGAAGACTGGCACCTGGGTCGGTTGGTGCCTCGGCCAACGATCTACGCCGGCCGTGTTTATTCTACGACGTCGGAGCGTACGTTCGATGGGGATTTCATTCCTTGCTGGCACGCGTACGTGTACGTTTGCGGCAACCAGGTGACTGGCCAATCAGGTGGCGGAATCACCAGAGAACAGGGTTTTCAGTTTGTTGAGCGCACGCTTCTACTTTGGCGAGTTGAGATCGAAGAAGCGAAGCAATACCGCGGTCGAATCATCACGCGTTATGACACAATAACAGGACAAGACGATGTTCAAAGTTACCTACGAACGGAGCTATCTGGTGCCACCGAGTTCGCGTCACAAATGCAGTACGGTACTACCTTCGACGCCGAGCTTGCACGCCTGGCTCGAGAAGGAGAACAAGCACGAAGATCGGAAGCTGGCGCCGTTAGAGATCCAGCCTGGCTACGAGCCCAGTTCGAAGGACGAACTGTGGCCGAACGAGGTAGACCTGGGGCCAATCCTTCCGACGTGGTCTCGTTCCCCCTCCAAAGCGATTGGCCACCCCACACAGGCTGATGATATTGAATTGGCTTTGCAGGGCGCCGGTCTGCCCGGCGTTTACGTGAATGACTGCGACAAGGCAGGCCCTCAGAGCCTGCAGGAACATAAACATCCGGGGACATGATGAGCACATTGGTACAACCCAACCTCAGGTTGGATTTCAAGGCTTTGCGAGAACAGAAGGCTGAGTTGGTACGTGTGATAGCTCGCCGGCATGCTGACTCAAGCGTCCGTAACGATGTGGATCTGTTGGATGGGATCCTACACGTCATTGATGAGATTCAAGACCAGGCAGTGGCAACCAAAGTGGCTACTGAACGGTTGGTATTTGGCACCAACGCTGACACCCAGCGTGAGATCCACAAGGACACGGTGTTTGAGGAAATGCAGGCGCAGTCCGCAGACATTCGCCGACTGTGGGAAACCTGGCAGACGAATGTGCTGCGGATCTTCCAGACCCGAACACACAAAAACCCAGAGACCTTCGGGCTCAGGGTTGGCGAGATGGGGAACTACTTTCTAGCCGGTCACTCGGCTGAGGACATGGTCCAGAAGTTTATTACGGATAATAAAATCACTACGGCGGACTGATCATGAGTTATCGCGATGTGATGAATGAGTGGTTGCGCTTTCACAACCACCGTGGACCACAGTGGTCTGCCACAGACCTGTTGAAGCTCTTGCTGGATTACCTGGACAGTGGGCCACATCCGACGCCCCACGCCTTCAGGCAGTTCCTGGGATCCAAAGCGGTCACGAGAGATGACCAGATGGCCGACTGGCCAGCAGACATGATTGGGCGGCAGCTTGCCGCAATGGTTCACCGCAGAAGGGAAGCCTGATGGACAAAGCTGAGTGGGAAGGCGAGTTCTTCGAGGAATATAAGCGCCGTGTGGGCATTTCCTACCGGGATGCCGGCGGTGATGTTGCGGAGGCTTTTGATCGCTACAATGTCAACATGTCGCCCAGTGAGGCGGTTACACACGAGATTGAACAGTACGACTTGGAAGATCTCGACAAGCAAGACCCCTGGGTGTCTGGTCGCAAACGGCCAGCACCGAAGATGCGGAGAAGACGACGATGAGTGTGCAAAAGATGATTGGTGCGTTCCTGGCTGTGATCGTGTTCCTGGGCGTGGTGATCAGCCTGCTGGGGATGTGGGGCGCGCTGCCCGGCGACACAGCCTGGCAACTGGTGCTCAGTGGTGGGATCCTGGGCGGTGGGGCTTGTTGCCTCAGCATGGTGTACGAGTCTTTTTTCAAGGAGAAAGCGCCACCGCCAACGGTACCACAGCTCCGAAGCATGATGGACACGTTCCAGGATGCGAAGAGCGATCAACCGAGGGTAGAACCCCCAAAGAGGTACTAGATGGCGACAAAAAAATCACGTCCATACGATCCAGCGAGGGCGACCAAACCCAGCATAGTCTCGACGACGCCCTCTGGGGAATTGGTAATATCCATGGAGATTCAGGGCCGGATGAGGTTGACCTTGGCCGTCCTGGAGTTGGCAAATCTGGGGATCTGGTTTGCGGTCTGCCCGATCGGCAATCATGTTTACACCCTCAGCGTCCTCGAGACGTACCAGGACTGGTTGCAAAGCCTGCTCAACGAAGTAAACGCCGGTACAAGCTGAGGATCTATGACCCAGACAACGAATGAACCGCGGTATCAGATCCGCACCTGGGATTCAGAATTACAGGAGTTCACTCCACAGTCTGGCATGTCGGTCCCATGGCACAATCTGACGCTGTATCAGCTCAGGTTGGCCATGCGGGATCTACAGGAGGCCGGCTATTCGTGTCACAGGTACCAGGGCGGTGACAATGACGCATCTGTGCTGATTGAAAGGATTGATGATGCTTCCAGTTTGGGCAGTGCGGTACACCCACAAGAGCAAGTATGCGGGAGTGCTGTTGATTGTGGCGGCTCCTGATCTCAAGAGCGCCAAGATGGTTGCAGCCGGGTGGCTACCACCCGAGGCTAAGGACAATTTCGAGCGGGAGAAGGTGATTCCCGTGCCCAACACAAAGCACGAGGGCGAGCCCGGTGTGCTGATCTCTTATGACTTTGGGACATAATGCACGAATTCAGCGACGACAAGTTCCAGGCAGAGGTTCTGGACAGCAAGATCCCTGTTCTGGTGGATCTTTGGGCGCCGTGGTGCGGGCCATGCCGCATGTTGACGCCTGTGGTGGAAGA